GTTTCATCAAATAGGCGTCGAGGTCGCCCTTGGTGGTCATCCGCGAGTGCCGCAGCCGGGCTTTTTTGTCCGCTTCCGAGTAAGCCCGCTCCGCCTTGCGTGCCGCGCCCTTCCAGCGCCGGGCCTCGTCCACCATGTCGTCAAACGAAGCTTCATGCTCTTTTTCCGCAGGTGCAACTGTCTCCGGCGAAGGCGGTGTTTCGGGGATCTCGACGCCGAGCTTTTTCAACGTTTGGGCCGAAACGTGGCTCGCCTTCTCGCCGTATTTCCCGCCGGTAACGCTATAAAAGGCTTTCGGCTCCATGCCGGGAGCCGGTTCCCACCAATGGGCGAACTCGGCTGTATAGGGCGTTTCTTCCGGACCCGGTGCGGGCTGCTCGGCTGCTGCGACGTCCGGGGTCTCTGCTTCAGCGGCCCGGGCCTCCTCCAGGCTCCGATCGGCTTCGTCCTCGGCCATGATGTTGTTCAGGAGATCCCGGGCGTTTTTTCTGATCGCCTCCTGTTCGTCGGCTTCGTTTCGTTCGGCGACCGCCTCGGTGCGTGATTCGTCCTGGGCAATGTCCATGACCGTGTCGCCGGCGTGGGGCATGCCGGATGCGTCTCGTATCTCTGTTCGGGGCTTGGCTTCTTCCTCTTCTTCCTCGGCGGCGTATTTACCCAGGGTGAGGGCGGCGCCGCCGCCCAGGGCCGCGCCGATCAGGCCGGATTCGATGAGCCTGCCGATATTGTCCGAGAGCTCCTGATCCGGCTTGTGGCCCAATTTCTCCACAAAGATATTCACCGCCTCCTGTGCGGTTTCCGTGGATCCTTCGATCCATCCCTGGCGGATAATCCGTTTTAAGATCCGGGGGGCACCCACTTTATTTAAGAACAGCGCTTTAAAAGGCAGCACCTCGAGCGTGGCGTTCACCACCCCGGTTACCAGTCCCTCGGCTGATGCCGTCCGCTCGGCGTCCTCTTCACTGTAGCCCTGCTCCATCATCTCGCGCTTTGCCTGGCTGTAGGCATAGCCCGCCTCCACCGTGGCGGCGCCGGACCAAGCCCCTGCCAAACCGGCGGTTTTGATCGCCCGGGTGCCCCATCCGAGCAGCTTGGCGCCTTTCATAACCATTAAACCGGGGAGCATCATAGCCGCCATGTTCGGTGCGTTTTCCGCCAAGCTCCTGGTCCACCATCGCCAGTCAATCAGGCGTGCGGGGTGCTCAAGTACCGTACCCTCTGCCAGATATTCCGGCCTTCGTAAGGCTTCATGTTCGCCCAACTCTTGCCAAAACTCGCGGGCGGTTTCCGCTCCCGGGACGTGCAACATCTCCGCGGTGCCGCTGACGGCCTCGGCGGTACCCACGAGGCCTGCCCCCAGTGCCGATACAGTTTCACCGAGAACGCCGCGCTGTTCGAGGGCGGCCTTTTCTTCTGCATTGCGCAGACCCGCAGGCGGATGCTCGCCGTACAACGCCTTTTCAAACTCCTCGGTAGACCGGAACCGTGTTTCTTTTGTTTGGAGTTCCCGGATCCCTTCACCGAGACTTGTTTCGAATTCCTCCAGTGTGTTGAACAGAGGCATATCGCTGTCCTATTGGATCATGAGCTGATTAAGGTTGCTGACCGCTCCACTGCCGCCTTGCAGGGACGGCTCGCGGCGGGGTGTTTCCTTTGATGCCGATGTTTCTTTTCTCTCTGTTTTTTCTTTTTTCGCCCCCTGCCGCGCTGCACGTCCGAGCACAATATCGATGAAGTCTTTTGCCTGCTCCTTTTCACCCTGGGCCAGAAAACGCTTTATGGCCGCAAAGGCGCGGTCTGCCGCGCCGGCGCCTTTTACACGCTCGATTTCGTTGATGCCGTCCATCAGCTGTTTTGTTTCCTTTTTCTCCAGCTTGACTGCCGAGACGACATCTTCGGTCCCCGGCTTGGCCGCGGTTTTTTTGCGCTTGAGCTCTTTGAGATTCAGATTGCCTTTCTTGAGGATATCCGTATAGTCATCCACGTATGCCTTTTCGAATTTCTTATAGTCGCCTCCGAGCCGTTCCCTGGAGCCCTCATCGAGCGTATCCCAGGCAAGCATGGCATCGTCCCGCAGATCGCGGTACTGCTCGGGGGTAAGCTTGGTCTTGCCTTGATCGATATAATCAACCAATGTTTTCAGCCGCTGCGTTTTGCCGTACAGGGTGTCGTAATTCGCTTCCAGGGCTTTCTTGTCCTCGGCGGTCAAGTCCGGGTCAGCGAGCCGGGAGCCCATCTCCTCGAGGCGGTCGATGTTGCCGAGCAACCGAAACTTGAAGTGCATTACGGGGTTTTCCTTCAGGTCTTTGACCTGTTCCTGGACATCCCGCCGGCTGAGCGAGGTGCCTTCGGGAAAATAGGAACGAAAGATCTCTTGTTGGGTGGGTGAAAGGCCCAGTTCCCCGGCCCACACGTCGGGCGTCTTGGCTTCGTTGAGCCAATCCTCTTGGCTTTGGAGAATATCGGCGCGCTGCTGTGCGGTGCTCTCCATGGCCTTGGCATGGCGGGCTTGCTCACCGAGGCGCTGCTCGGCGGCTGTTTCGGCGGCCTTAGCGTGCCGGGTTGTTTCAGCAAGGCGCTTCTTATCAAGGCCGAGGCGCTCTTTCCGGTAGCCTTGCTCCATGGCGAGTTTCGATAGATCGACGGCGGTCCGCGCCCGTTCTTTCTCGCCTTCGAGCTCGAGCGCTTTCCGTTCCAGGTCCATCTCGCCCAATGCCAGCTGGAGTTTGGATTCCTGGAGCTTTTGGGAGACAAAATCGGTCATGATCTCCCGCAGGGTTTGCCGTGTACCTTCGAGCGCCCGCGGTACCGCGCCGTATGGATTCATAGCTCGTCCCTCCTATACTGTTTCGCCGTTCGATCGTACAAAGCGGCTCCGCGAAGAGCCGAGGAAATGACAGACCTTCAAAAAAACGTGGGTCACTTTTTCGGTATACCGGTTTGGGGGCCGTTCAGAGACGACGCCGTGGTCATCGGCGGATAATGCCCACGATGCATGGTCGATAAGCGGATCCACCAGAGTCCGCTTTACCAGACGCCGAAGCAATTTCCAGCGGTTCATCAGGGGCACGATCGTCTCGGCGATCATGTAGTAGCCGCGCAGGGTTGCCGCCCCCACAAACCGGTCACGGTACTCCCGAGCCACATTCACCTCATAGGATTCGCGGCCCGTGCACGCGGTTACAATCATACAGGCGCCTTCTCCTTCGGTGAGAACGCCTTCTACTAAGCCCACCGTGCCTCCGACTACCGCTCCCCATCCACCGCCGAGAATCGCACCCTGCCCGGCGCGCCGTGCGGTAAGTTCCAGAACCCCGCCGGTCTTACCTGCTTGCTCCCTGGCCCATGGATTCACATATTTTCTTCCGCCGTATTCCATCCCTGCAACGCCCGCTGTTTTGAGAGCGGGCGAGGCGAGGCTTGTGCCTCCCGCACCGGATGGTGCAGTCGATGCCGCGCTTGCCGATTCAGCCCCGGCGCCGCCGGCCGCAGCAGGCGTGTTCCATGCGTTCGAGCCCACCGGCGCTGTGGTAACGGATTCCGCCGCGGGCGCCGCAGCGGCGCCGCCGGATTTGCCTGATACGGTGGCCAGATTTGCGCCGCTGGTTGTTCCCTTCTCGCCCCACCATCCCATTTTATGGCCGAGGTACCCGGTCTGGAGACCTAAGGACGCCAGGTTGATACCGGTGGCTGCGCTGGCCTGTTTTTTGGATTCACGCGCTTGTTTGCGGGCCAGGGCCATCTGCTCATCGTGGATACCCCGCTCCTGTTCAAGGCTCTCTTCCTCTAATTCATAGCGCGCTTTGTCCTCATAGCGTTTGCGCATGGCGGGCAGCTGCGCGAGTATGAATTCCGTGGCGGGGATCTTCCGCTTTCTGCCCGTCACCGATTCATATTGCGGATTGTAGAGCTGTGCCAGGTTGACCATGGGCGCCTCCTACGTGCTCTGTATCGTGCTTGATGGTTTCAGCGATTCGTGCCAGCTCCTTCGGGATCCCTTCACGGTGGTAAGAAAGGGTTCGACGAGGTTCAAAAAATCCTCATGCTGTCGCCGTTTGAGATCTAACAGATCTTTTTTCTGCGAAAGGATACGTTCGTAGAGGTTTTCGTGCTTCTCGGCCTCCTTGAGCTGCGCGTAGCCGCCTAAACCGGTCAGCGCCAGATTTGCCAGGGAGATCCCCGTAGCCCACACGTTGCCCTTCCGGGCGCCACTCAGTTCATCCTGCTCCAGACTGAGCCGATTCTGCGCCTGGCGCGCGCGCTCATCGAGCCGCGATCGGGCGAGCTCCAGATCCTCGGCGGCCGACCGGGATTCTTGTTCGGCTGCGGATTTTGCCATGACGCCTCTGAGCGTGACCTCACCCACATCGGGCAACGCCTGCACCGAAGCCGGCGTGGAAGCGGCCTTCCGATATGACTTTTCAAGGTAGTAATCGGCTAATGCCTGGGAAGCCATGGTATCCCCCTGTGGGCGCGATTGAGCACCATGTTGTTCATTGTTGTTGACTGGTTGTTAACGTGTGTTAACACCCGCCCTTGCCGCCGCCGGTTTTTCGGCCTCTCCCTTTGCCGGGAGCTCTTCCCTTGCCACCGCCTTGGCCGCTGTGCGGTCCGCCCGAACCTGCCGGCGGGCCTGTCTTATCTCCTCGCGGCATGACTTCCACCCCCTTTCTCATTGCTGATTGTGATACTCATGATTATCAAGTCTCCCTTTTACCGGTTCATGTCGTTTCCCGCCTACCATCCCGCCTTACCCGAGCCGAAGCCCCCTCGTTTCTTTTATTACTCATCTGCCCTGATCACCTCGTATTGGTAGCTCAGCCCTAAGGGCTGGAAGCCTTTTTCGGTATTCACGGTGGTGACTGAAAATTCCAATTGATGCGACCATCCCTCGAGATTGATGCTCTGGGTGTGTTTGATAAACCGGGTCGAACCTTTCAGGGGAACACCCACCAGGCTGGTCCCCGAGCTCGAACCGTTTTTGTAGTGCTTGATCACCACGCTCACGTCTTCCGAAACGGCCACGGCGAAGAGCTTGAGCTTCCTGAGAAGCGTAATGTCGAATACATCCCCGGTTGGTACCTGGTCGGCGAAGACGACCTTTTGAGCAATGCCCTCGCCGTCCCATGTGGTGCCGTTTTCAAGGCGCATCATGTGGCCGTTGTCTCTGCATCCGTAGAGGTACTGGGCGCCGTTGGCATCCACCACCCTGATGAGCGCCTGTGGATAGGGGTCCGTTCCCGCCGGAACTAATCGATACCAGCGGTTGCGGACCAGGTCGTAGGCAAGCCACACGTTTAAGGTGGTTTGTCCAGTTCCGGACGGGATCAACAAATGGTAGGTGCCGGTGTCCGGGTCGAACCTTCCCTGGCTTTTATCAATGGCCGCGTAGTTGATGCAGCGGGGATCGTCCTTGTCGAAATAGCAGCGTATCTTGTAGCCTACGCGGGTATCGAGCACGCCGTTTTCAAACAGCACCGGGCCGTTGTAGCTGAGCCACATGGCGACCTGCCGCTGCGGATCACCGGCGAGGGTACGGCCGACATCGAAGCTGTCCATGGTAAGCGGGGCGGGACAGCCCACGGTTCCGGACAGGGAATGGACCTGCCATTCGTCTGTAGTGTTGCCTACCAGAAGGTGGACTTGACGATTCTTGGTAAAAATCCCTATGTTGGTCATCTGGAGTCCGTAGCGGCTGTATACCTCGCAAAACGCGGTGAGCTCTTCGCTATCGCCGATATACAGCGGTCCGCGGGTGCCGTTGCTGGAATCATCGCCGTTAAACACGCAGGTGGTGCCCGACGCCCCGTAATCGACCCGGTTGCCTTCCTTGCCGCCCAGGCGGCCGCACAGAAGCGGAACGTCGCCGAACAGGGCCGGAAACTTATAGCCTTTGACCGACTTTTGCGCGGGGATCCCATAGATGGTATCGATGATCACCTCGGCGTCGCCGCCTTCGGTGCCGCTGAGGGTCGCGGTGAACGTAATTTGATAGAAATAGGCGTTAACGCCGAAGACCGTCTGTTTGAATTCATCCTTTTCGTGGAGCGGCACCATCGCAATCATGCCGCTTCTATTCAGGCTCTTGCCGGCGCCGCTGCTGCCGGGCTTGCCTTGAGAGCTGTCGAAGATGATCTTCTGGCTGACGTATTGACTGCCGTTGTAGTAGCCGACCCGGATATTGGCGGGATTAATATTCACCTTGTCGGCAATCATGTTGATCTGGAGTGCGGAGACGCGCTCTTCAAACGCCAGAAGGATGTGGTTGGCGGAGTCCAGGCCGTCGATCAACGCGCCGATCGGAAAATCGGCGTACGACGGTTCGTTGACTTCGAGGGTAAAGTCTTTGTAATCCGCGGTACCGGTCTCATCGACCGGGTTTTTATACGTAAAGGCGTATCCGCTGCCGCCGTTGTACCAATCGACCGATTGATCAAGCTCCACGTATCGCGTTGCAGGTCGGCTTAATCCAACGCCGATTTCCTTGTATTCGTTGGTCAGTGCCCCGCTGACTTGCAGCGTTGTGCCGCCGCCCGTTATACCAATGATCTCATAGGTGCCGTCGTTATAGTCGGAATTGTTGACGGTTACCATATCGCCGACCTGGAATCCTGATTGGCGCAACCCGAAACTATAAATCTCATCGGTAGGATGTTCCCACCCAAAGGGCTCCCGAAAATATACTTCATACGGAGTGACACTGATTGCCCGGGTGAAGATTTTTTGAGTTACCGTTCTTGAAACTGAATTAGCCGTGATCTCGGTTCCAGCGTGCAAGGCCTCGTAATCGTCGGCGTCGCTGATTTCTGCAATCGTATTGTGGTCATATCCGGTCGGATACACGGTGGTAATGGTGCCGTTTGAAGAGGTGCCCGTAGTCTCGGCCGTCAATCCCCGGGACACCTGCATCATAACGGGGTGCCGTTTGATCCCGTCCCAAATGTCTATTATCTCCTGATACGGCGCGGTAAGGGTCACGTGGTGGATTTCGGCGGCTCCCGCGCTGAGCTCGAATATATACGCATACAGATAGAGCCCTTCGAAATGCAGCGGCTGTGCGGAGCCCACCGTGGAATGGAACGAGAAGCTGCCGTCTTGGGCCATGGATTTGCCGGCCGAAACCGTCCCATCCGAGGGGTTGATCACGGCTGCGAGTTTTTCGCCGTCCCATACCCGGCAGGTCGTCTCGGAGGTCTCGGTGTTTGCCGTCCTGATCTTGTATCGCACGGCGCTCAACGGCCGCGGGCTGAGCATCACCCATAGATAACCGGTGGTGCCGCTTACCGCCGCACAGCTGGCTATTGCGTTGGCGGCGTCCGTCACTCGTTGGGTGTAGTCGGTAGTTTCGGTGTGATATTGTGCGAAATTCACGGTAATACTCACGGTGTCGCCGGCGGCCTCATCGGTGAGCACGCCCGGTTCGAACGTGATGGTCTTCCCGTCGGTTGAAACCGCGGTGATCCGGGCGCTGACATTATTGCTGGTGCTGCCCGTGATCGTGACAACGTGGCCCACCTTGAATCCGGCGCTGTTGAAATTGCTCGATTCCGTGACTACGGTGTCCGCGCTCCCGCCGTTGTCGTGAAAGCTGATATCGGTGCGGACTATCTTCGGTGTATAAATCGAGAAGAATCCCGCGCAGCGAATCTCATCACCGGCATAGATGCAGGACTCTTTGCCGTTGCAGTAGGCTACGTGGCCCTCCGGCCATGCCGCGAACCGACCCTGGCCGGCGCCTGATGCGTCGGTGTGGAGCGGGGCGCTCTCAAAATCGCCCTGATCGGGAACGGCGGTCCGGTTCTCCAGGACCTGGGAGGCCGTCTCCCCGGCGTTTTCGGCCTGGATCAGTACATGGCTTTTGTTGGCATAGGGGCTTTGGAGCTGGATCCCGGACCGTCCCTTCAGGTAGGTGGCAAGGGCGGTGGTGTTAATCTTCGTGTAGCCGGATACGCCTTCGAGACCCACGTCCCGGTAGCGCAGGTTTTCAAGCACCGCGTAGTTCTGCTCGCCCAGCTTGAGCGGATCCTCGCTGGGATCCCATTCGCCGGTAAAAAGCAGCTGTTTGCGTGGGATCGCGGGCTCGCTCTCTCCTTGCATGGGAAGCGGGAACTCGGGAAACTCTTTGTTCGGTACGACTATTTCGTCCATGGTTTTTTAACTCTTTTTGCTGTCCGGTATCTTCCGGTCGGACCGTGCGGTTACCTCCCGCACCAGGAGATCCTGCCGGTTGAAGAGCAGGAAGTTCAGATAGCTGTTCAGCACCTGGGAGGCCTCGCCGTATTTTCGATCCTTGAGCTTGCCCCGCCACAGCCCGAACAGGATTGCGTGCACCTTGAACTGCTCGTCGATGTTGGTAATATCGTTGGTCTGCGCGGCAAAGAGCACGGTCACCGACTGTCCGTTGTAGGCTTCATTAGGGACCGGCTCGATATAGATCTTCTTGGCCCAGTCGCAGAAAAACCCCGGCGGGCCTCCCTGTTTGCCGGTGAGGTTACCGAGTTTTTCCGGATCTATTCTGACGAGCCCCTTATTGTCGTAGAGGCAGGCGACCACCTTGATGCAGTTCATGGGATAGGCATAATCGATCTGATATTTCATTAACGTAATGGGTGAGGACTGCTCATAGCAAAGCGTCTTGGATGAAATATCGATGGCGGCTTGGTCGATCCAGCTGTCGATTTCCTCATTGGTGAAAAACCCTGCGGTCGCCTCGTTGAGCAGGCTCCTGATCTCGGCGTGGATATTTGCCTTGGTGAGTGCCATGAATCATCCTCCTTGCAAACCAATAAAACCAATGAAACGAGCAACTCCGGTACGACCGTGTTCAATAACTCTTGCGATAATGCCAGTCCTGATGATTTGCCTTAGCCAGCTCATAGCGGTACCGCTTGATCTCGGCCTCGAAGATCCCGCCGATTTGTTTTGCATCCGTGGCCGTTTTTCCGCCTTTGGTCAGCTTGTAGATGGTGGCCGCTCCTGCGGCGATCGCCTTGCATACCCGGGGAGGAAAGCGCCAGAAACCGTAGTCCGAATATACCGGCGCAGGCATACAGATATAGGGTACGGTCATGATATGTCCGGTTGTAGAGGAGGGCTGATCGAGCACGATTTGCTTCTCCGCCGCGGGCTGGATCGTGTAGGTTGGTATTATTTCGCCGAAGACGAAACGATTGTCTTTTCCCAGAAACAGGGCCACTTTCAACCAATGCTCATTGACTATTGATAGGACATATCCGGTGGAACCGTCCTTCTCGTTGTGAACGATATCCCGCGGATAGACCCGATCCGTGGTGGTGAACGATTTATCTTCATCAAATAGATCCACTTCCCCGTACATGGGGTCTTCCGACTCATCTACCGTACCCTGGATTAAATCTTCTGTTTCTTCTTTGTCGATAACGGCAAATCGCCCCGGTATTGCCTTCGGGTTGGTCGCATACGTATGGAAGATCTTCTCGTAGCTGGTCCTGATCGGGTAGGAATAGTTCGAGCCGTCAAAGTATTTGATGAAATAGCGGCCTCTGCTGCTCTTCATGTAAAGCTCGATAAAATCGGGCGGTAGATCGTAGTTCTGCTTATCGGCAACGGTGGTAATCTGCACCGAAGTATGCAGGCAAAAGGTCTCCCGGCAAAAGATACCGGCCGCCAGGTCGAGCATCTCGTAAATCCTTCGCTGGTTTGCCTCGAGGTCGCTCGCCAGAGGCTGATCGAGCCAGTCGAGCATCTCCCGGGTTAGTTTTTTGCCGTCCATTGCCGCCTCCTATACGGTCTTCTTGGCCGCCTGAATGGCATCCTCCAGGGTAACCCTTTTCTCGGGACCCACGATCTCGCACGAAGTCACGGCCAGCTCGATACGGCTGCCGCGCTCGAAATCGTCCGCATTGGGCATGCTTACCGTTTTGACCTTTCCTTTCACGATCATGGTCACGTCGTCCTTCAGGCTTAGATCGACAATGCCTTTGGGTTGAACCTTGGCTTTCTCGCCGAAAAAGAAATTAGCCGAGGTCCGCTGCTGTTCGCGCTTTTCATAGCTGTCTAGTGCCATTGTTTTTGCTCCCATGTTTTTTTCTCTTAAACCGGTGAACCCTTGAACCTCACACCGGGATATCGTCGTCGCCGAAATATTCCCTCGGCTCAACCATAGCCCCGCAGTGCGGACAGCGGTCGGTGTCTTCGAACATCCGTTCGTCTGCTATGTAATAGCGGCGGCAGCGGGGACAGACTCGAATGTCCATGTCGGTCACAGCCCATTCGAACTGGAGATCGATGAGATAGTAATGGGTGGCAAACCCGAACGGATTGGTGATTTTCAATTTCGCTATGTCGTACTCGCCGAAGCCGAGCGCAAACTGAATCGTATCCGGATCGGACGATTCGCCGAGGACGGCGCCGGCGGCGTCCTCGAGCCACCGATGCGTGCTAAGGGAACCGAGGATCGTGGGGAAACACGTAACGGGACGGTAGATCACCTGCCACGTTGCCCCGTCTTTAACCTCGATAGAGCCGGTCTCGTTTGCGGGCAGATAGAAGTCCCATCTGTTTTCCAAATCGTCCCAGGTGGCGTTCCGGCCCGCCTGCCATTTCGTGGTATCGAAATAGGTATCCCATCGCGACGACATTGCTCACGCCTCATTAAAAGGACGTAGCCGTTGCGCCTTCTTCCTGCTCGTCTTCTGCCGGTGTCATTTCCGACGGCTCTTCCGGCGGCTCTTCATCCCCGCTCACGCTGATCTCGCTCTCCGGCTCCACCAGCTTGTAGCGATAGCCCTGGATCTCAATGGTGGTGGCAAGACCCCACCACTCGGGTCTCGCGGTAAACCAAGTTACCCAGGTTCCGGGGCCGGACCAGGCGTTCTTCCGGCGGTCGTTGACGGGCCGGCGGGTGTAGACCGCCGTGTCAAGTTCGCTGAGATCGCCCTGTACCGGGGTAAGCCTGCGCTGGCGCTCCTCGTCCTGTTTGTCTTTCTCGACGTAAAATTGCTCGGCGAGCGCTTTACCCGTGCGCTCCCACCATGCCTTGGCCGCGGCCGCCTGGTGCTTATCGTGGATAAGCTCGTCGAGCTCATGCGCGGTTTTTACCGGTGAGCCGTCCTTATAGCCATAGGTCCCGTTCATGTGGAGGTAGAGCTGTTTGCCGCTCGCGTCCTGCCACGACCTGATAATGGTAACCTTCTTCATCGACGATTTGCCCGTCTTCGGGTCGGTGTCTTTGATGAATAGATCCTGTGTCATTGTCCGCTCCTTTGTGAAAAAGAATGATCCGGCGCATCGGGGAAACGGTGAAACGGAGATGTTTTACGCATCGATTCTCCGGTTCGCCGGTTCTCCCCGTCTTTATTTTCTATACCCCTACCATGAGCATCCGCAGCGTAACTTCCGCCGGCGCTACACTTGAGGGAAGCTCGATCATCCCGCCCAGATCATAGGTGGTGCCGGCTACGGTATTGGGCAGCCGGACGCTTCCTTCGGCATCGGCCGAATCTTTCACCAATGCGCCGTTTTCGTTGGTTGCCGCCGCGGTTGGGCCTGTGGTGACGCCCTGGGTGAAGATCTTGATTTTGTTGTTCGCACGGTCGTACTTATACCGGAAGCCGTTGTCCGGTGCCTCCTCGATCAAGGCGATCTGTACTTCCCGCTGGAATCCGAAGCGTCCCATGGCAGGCAGGGGCACGCCGCCCGCGGGATAGGTCAGCGACCCGTCCCCGAAAGTGACGTCAGCTATGGTCATGTTCTTTTGGATTGCCCCGTGCGCGAAGTCGCGTTTATCCGGCGCTACGTCCACGCTTACATCCGAGCTTGCTAGTTCTGTCATAGCCTGTGCTCCTTCTCCGGTAAAATTATGGGTTGAGGGGATCCGGTCGGCCCGGATCCCCGGCAATCACCGCCACGCGGAATTACGTGGTTTCAACCATATTGCTGAGGTTGGCAAGGGTTTCGGGCATATATTTGACGAGGATATACGGCCGTATATGCCCGGCTGCGCCGGTACCGCTGGCTTGTGTGGTCAGCTCGACCACGATCTCCTCGCCCGGTTCCAGTTCTTGGCCCTGGGCTACTTTGTCGTACATCACCTTGCCTTGGGCGGTGGTTTCAAGGTTGAATTCCCCGAAATCCCCATCGCCTCTGCCGGTGTCGTTTCCTCCGGTGGGCCGTTTGTCGAACTTGGCCGCTGGGGTGGTGGTGTCGCCGGCGCATGCTTCGGTGACCTCACAGCATGCCATGACGAATTCGCACTTAAAGGGGATGACGAATACCGCCACGTCCGCCGGGGTCTGATCGCAATCAATCCCGGCGGCGTCGTCGTAATCGACGATATACTGCGGATCCAGTTTTATTTGTTCAGCTGATCGTAGCATCGTACAATCCTCCTCGCTTAGTGGTTACGTGGTTGCAGGTCCGCGGGCACAAGCCGCGGACCCGGTTTATCTTTATCCGGAGGTGATCCGCACGATTTTGGCCTCCCGGTCGGTGGCGGTGGGAAACTTCACCCCGAACGCCACGGTCCCGTACCATGCAACGGCGTGCCGACGGCCGAAATCGGCGGTATAGTTTGGTTGCGCGCGGAGATGCGGAAATTCAATCTCGATGCGCGCCACCGCGTCCTCTCCGAAGATCACGCCTTCACCGAGTACGTTGCCCGAGCCCTTGGAATTGCTCAGGGCGTTCTCATTGGTCACCTCCACGCACCGGACGCTTTCCACCTGGCCGATCTCGCCTTTGTAAATAAGGTCTCCCTTCCGGAGGTAGAGGTTCCAGGCCTCGATGACCTTGTCGTCCCGCAGACCCCTGAGCCCTTTGGTGGACATGAGCCCCACAAAGTGATCCCCGGTGAAAAAGGGAACGTGGAGATCCTTGATCATATAGTCGCGGATGGTGGCTATATGGTGCTTGGTCACGTTCACGAGCGCCGTGGTGCTCGGGGTCCCGTCGGTGTCCCACGTGCCGCCGGTCAGCGACGTGGGAATAAAGATGATCTTGGCGTCGGTCCCGGTGAACTCCGCCGCACAGGCGTTGTCCATGGCCTCGTCCATCTGGTCGACGAGGGCCTTCTGCGCGGGTTCCTTCAGATCGAACTTGGACAGCTGCCTGGCGAGCTCGGTGTACTCCACGCCGCGCCCCCACTCTTTAATGGTAATGGACTGCTTACCCATGGTGAGCTGGTCGATGGCGATCCTGGTGTTCTCCTCGAGCTGGGCCGAGGCGGGTTGCGCCAATGGTTTGTAGTAAATCAGGGTGATGGATTCACCCTTGCCCTTGCCGTAGGAATCCTCTTTCTTGGAAAACTGCACGAACTTGAACTTCCGTGCGGCTACTTTCAGGAGTTCCCCGGACAGTGCATGGTTCTTATAGACACCGCTCGCGGCGTCTAACGCCCAACTGAATGTTGCTCCCATAGCCTATAACCTCCTTTATCCGCTGTACGGACTTACAAGCGCCGCTCTTCCATCACGGCATCAAGGGCGTCATTGAGGCTTACCGGTTTGCTTTCCTCTTCAGCTCCTTTTTTTCTGGAGCTGCTCGCGCCTCTGCCGAGCGAGAGTTCTTTCTCCTGGTGCTCCTCGCTCCGCTTTTTCGCTGCCGCTTGCCGCTCCTGCTCCGTCTGTTTCTGCCTGGAAGTGCGGTACTCGTCGTAGTTCTTTTTTTCATCGAGAGCCCATTGGACCTGCTCTTCGAAGCTCAATTTCCTGCCGTCCAACTCCGACGGCGCCTGCGTGCAGAGAAACTGCCAGCCGGGATCCTCCGGATCGATGCCCGCTTCCTGTGCCTGTTCGGCCACATAGGTCCTGGCATCGTCATCGGTTTTGATCTCCGCGGCGGGCTGCTCCTCCGTGCCCGGCTGCGCCGGTTGCACGCCCGTTGTGCCGTGTTCACGTTCAAAGCGCCTGATATCCCCGTCCCGCTTGGCCCAGATCTTGGAGACATTGACGTTGTACCCGTCGTCATCGGGATCGAGTTCGTCGATCGCCTCGAGGGCCTCCCGGTACTTGTCGGCGGCGAACGTCTCGAACTCCTGCGCGAGCCGTTCCGCCTCTTGTTCCCGCTCCTTCGCGCCTTTGAGCTCGTCGAGCTCTTTTTTCAGCCGCGCGTTCTCCTGCTCGGCTTTGGTCGTCTTAGACTGGAGATTGCGGTAGCCTTCCTCGGCTTCCTGGTGTGATTTGAACCGGGGTTTGGAAGGCTTTTCTTCGGTGTGTTCCGGAGGGGTCTCCTCGGTCTCTGCGGGGCCTTCCTCGGGATGTTCCGGAGGGCTCTCCTCGGTATCCGCGGGCTTCTCCTCGGGGGTTTCGGGGTGTTCAGGTGGTTTTTGGTCCGCAGGGCTGGCCGGTTGCGATCCGGGCTGGTCGGAGTCGTCTGAGGCGGCCTCGGCGAGTTCTCCTTCAAATTTCTCCAGTCCCTCCTGCATCACCTTGTCCAGGTCCAGGTGGTCCTGCTCGTTGCCGGTTGTCATTCCGTCCTCCTTCACGTGTGCGATTATCGGTTTGCCAAAAAGAAAAGGGCTCTCACTCGGTTCTGGCGCGCCAGTGAGAACCCTTGTTTCTTTTTGGTTGGATGAAGCGGGCGGGTCTGCCGCCTGCTTCAATTACCCGTTATTCACTTTTTCGCTGATTGGCGTTACCGCATGTTCCATCCTTTTTACTGAGATTCATCGCCGTCATAGTGCATCCTGGTTGTCTCTATGCCCGTGGCCCTGGTGGGGTTTATCAGGTGCTCCCACGACAACGGGTTTTGATCGGGCTTGACCAGCGGATCATGGCAAAAGCAGCGATCCGTCGTGTTATACATGGATAAGCGGCCGCCGCATATCACACAATATCGTGCTTTGCCGTGCCGTCGGTTTTTATGGACTCGTTTCATCAACGCTCACGGTGGCGGTTATAGAGCTTATCCACGGCCCGCCGGGCCAGGGTTTCTTTTCTGCCCACCTCTTTCAGTAGGTGCGCGTAGGCCGTGGCCTCCGGATCATTGTTGATGAGTTCATCGATCCGATTTTCGAGTCTCTTGGCGATGATGTCGATCAGCCGCGAACCTTCGGCCGAAGAGACGATGTTCAAAAATTCGGCCTGCTCGCGCAGTGTTTTTTCTTCCTGCTGTTCGCGTTCCACGGTCTTCGCCGCGGTCTCTCTTTCGACGGGGATCCTGGTCAAGGGATCAATGTCGGCTCCCGATTGTAAACCGCCCGGCATTATGCCGCCTCCGTTTGTTCCGTTGGCTTTTTAGCGACCATACCCTTGATGGCCGCCGCTTTCTCCTTGCTGCTCATAGTGGCGATCTCGTCGAGTTTCTGAGCCAGTTCGGCGATCCCCAGGGCCTCCTGGAGCTCCTTCATCCGGTCGATTGCCTCCTGCTCCTCGGCCTGTTTCAGCTCCAGCTGCGTGTCGATCACCGTGACTTCATCCTCGCTCGCGATGATATCCTCATCGGTGAGGTTGGTTCTGATCTCAATGGATTTGAGCACGTTATAGGGCTTGATATAGGCTGCGTACCGCGGCCGCTCAGAGAGCGGGATAATGACGTCTTTGATATTGGCCAAGGCTTCCATGTCCTTCATCAGGGCTTGGATGCCGCTCACGTGGAACGTGCCGTCAAAGGCCGGGATCCCGCTCACGCCGCGCTCGTTTTCCGGGTCCGGGACAATACCCATCTCGGTAAGGGTATCCTCGTCAAACAGCTCGAGATAGTCGTGATACCCGGCGCTGTATTCGATAACTTCCGCTCCCGCGCTGATGGAGGAAATGGCGCCGTCCTCCAGGTTTTCCCCTAAAAGACTGTACACGCTCAGGGCCTGGTCCAGGTTCTGGGCCGCCTCGCGGTAGGTGATCTCCTTGCGGTACCCGGGCAGACCCTGCACGGGGTCGGTGACGAACGATCCTCGCTGGAACAGTTGGTCGTAGTATTGGAGATTGGCCAGTACGTCGTTCGTGCGGGAGCGGCGCTGCTCGGTCCGGATCGCCTGCTGCCCGGAAACGGTGTCTTTAACCAGGTTCTCCTTGCCCGGCCACTGCGCCGAATCGTTGGAATCCACCAACGCGTCCACGTTGATCTCCTTGGGGGGATTAACCAGCCACTGGAGAAAATCCTGGTGCAGGCACATAATGTTGTTCATGGCCTCCCAAATCGTGATAATGCCCTCGAGCAGCCCTCGGCCGCCGTGACGGAGGAGATGGGGCACGGGCGAGAACGAGATCCCCGGCCAGCGCAGCTGCTTGTAGGGAACCGGGCGGGGTTTTTCGATTACCCGCCCGCCGGCCACGGTGAAGGTCGCCTTGGGAAGCAGGACCTCGCCCCGGGGATCGAGTACGATGCCCCAAAACTCCGAGGTAAGCGACATGGTCCTGAATTTCGAGCGCTGCCAGAGCATATCCTTCCGCGCGGCAATCGCCTCTTTGGTCATAAAAGGGTTTGAGGGATCCTGGTGTTTGGTTTCCTTGACCCGGGCCACGTCGAAATACCTGCCGTTTTTCTCGGCCTGCTTCAGCGTGAAATAATCCAGCCACTCCTGGTGTATCCAATACATGCCGGATTGCGGATCCCGGGACAGGGCGTCGGGATCGCGGTGGATCTTCCACGGCTCGATGAGCGCGTACTGAAGCCCGAATCCGGGCACGAAGCGCGGCTTCATCTCCATGCTCACGCCCACGGCCAGGGCCATGGTGGTGGCGTCGGTGAAGGCGAGGATAAAATTCGCGTGGCTCTTGTTGAGCTGATAGTCCATGGTCTTCTGCCAAAATGCCTCGCTCTGCTTATTTCTGCTGTTCTGGATGGTCAGAAAATTAGGAGAAAAGGCCTTTTTCACGGCGGAAGATCCGTACTGCACCGTTTCAAACGGCTTGGGCACCACGGTGTGGGCCTGCCAATCCTCCTTGTCCCGGTAGGTCACCGGCTCGTTTTCGTTGTACACGTTCCAGCAGTCTCGCTGCACGCGGCGAATCGGCTTGCTGGCTTCGACCGATTGGCTGATGCAGTCATGGCAGTATTCCACGAAGTGGTGCTCGTTCTCGCCCGCATAGGCGGTGGCGGCTTCTTCGCGCTCCCTGAGCTCCTGCTCGTCGAGGATGCCGTAGTGATCCTGGAGCCGGTCGATCTGCCGCTTGCGCCGCAGCAGGTATTCCTGGGGATCCTCTCCCAGATCGAACGCCATCTAGTACCCCTCCCCGTCAAAGGCGGTGGTTTTGATCATAGATTCGCTCCCGGGGCATGAGGGAAAACCCGGTCGAAATTCCTGCGGTACTCGGTGCTCTTTTCCCCCGGATTCCAATCCCCCATCTCGTCTTGACATTTCGCTGAACATTCCGTGCAGTCCGGCTCCCCGTTCCATCCTTCCGGATGATAGCTCACGGCTCCGCACTTGGTGCACTTAAACACCTGCTGGCCCTCTTCATAGGGTCCGCCTTCCTTCATCTCCCAGAACTTATCGAATCTGGCCATTTCGTAGGGCGCCTCCTGTTATCCCAGGGCCTTTTTCGGCTTCTTCTTCACGTGCTTCAGCGGCCCGCACACGGTATGCCCGCCCCGGGGACCTTTCCTGGGAACGACCTCGCAGTGCATATACGTACCGGGCGACGGTTTAACGGTAACGGTGCGTTTACTGCCGCCCCGCTTTCTGACCTCCGCTTTCGGCATATACCCACTCCTGTTATATCCCCATGACGCCTTCCTCGTGCCTCGGCCGGCGGTACGTGGTACGGTACCCCCTGACCAGGCCTGTGCGCTGTTCGTTTTTGGCCTTCTTGAGCTCCTTGCGCGGGTTGTAGGGCATAAGGATCGAGATGCCGTTTGCGTAGGCGTCGCCGGGATGGGAATGCTCGTCTTTCACCGGCTTGTCGCCGATGATGTTGCCGGAGTTGTCGGTCTTATAGTGCCACCCGCCGTTGAGCGCACGATGGAGGATCGTCGCGGATTGCGACAGGATCACCGCGGGCCTTCCTTCGGTGAGAAGCCGCGTGAAGGAATGGTTGAGTGGCTCTTTGATGGCCCGCCAATGGGCGGGGCCTGGCTCGAAATGCGCCTTGAAGCGATCCCGGAGATAGTTCGCGGCCGAGGACCGCGAGCTGGATTGATCCGGATTAAGCATCGTCCGGTCGCCGATGAGGCGCCACGTCTTGATCTTGCCCTTGTACTTGGGGCTTGCGAGCAGGATATCCAGCTCCCCTTCGGCGAGCTCTTTCACCCCGATCCGGTCCCCCAGGAGCGCGTCGTGGATCACCAGCTGGTTGAAGCTGTTATACTGCCCGATCACGCAGCACGGATTGAGCCAGGAATCCCACATCATAATCGCTTCGCGCCCGGGCAGCAGGGGGAGTACCAGAGGGCTGCGGTGGATGGCCGGGGAGTAGGACGGGGTGACCTTCTTGCCGCGGTATACGGTTGCGGTCTCGCCCTTGACGTAGCGCTGGAGCTTGGCGGGGTCGTCCTTGAAGGCCATAAAGGTGGCCGCGCGGGTAAGCGGGCTCAGGTACCTATTCTCCCCCCGGGGGATCCAGAAGGTATCCTTGCGGATGGTGACGTACTCCTCGAGCTCCGGAAGGTAGATGGTCATCTCGGCCGGTTCGTCGGTAAGCCTGCTGGTCCAATGCTCTTCGTCGGCCGGGTTCTGGCTGATCTGCACCCGCATGGTGGTGCCGCGCTGGCGCGAGGCCCGGGCCAGCGCCATGTTGTATACTTCTCTGGGCAGCCCCGCGTTGGCCTTCTCGTAGATAGGGGCCGGCTCCTCCAGCCATATAGCCGCGTACTGCGGACCCTGGAGCTTCGAGATGGAGGCCTCGTCGTCGATGCCGAACATATCGCATTCGACCCGGGGGCTGCTCTTGATGATCATCTTCTTTTCGTTGTCTTTGAACTCCACCCAGGGGCCGAGGTATTCCCTGATGTCGGGGATGGTGGAGGTCTTGATGTTTTGGTGGGTATCCCGGATAAGGGCCGTGCGGATGTTCGTGCGGCAGCGCCGGGCGTGCACGATCAGACCGGCCACGCCCGCGTAGGTCTTGCCTTCACCCATGGGGCCGACGATGTGGGCCACCTGGGCGTCGGTCATCACGAACTTGAGCTGCGTAGGGCTCAGCTTGAATACGAGATCATTCGCCATGGGTCTCTTTTCCTACCACGTGCAAGGTTTTGTACCCGTCGCCGTCGCTCTCGCCGGTATCCGCTTGCCGGTCGTCCTGCCCGGCGATGATAATATTGCTTCCTTCGTCTTCCCGGAGAACGCCGGAGTATTTCAGTTTGGTATCGATGATGCTCGTTGCCATGCGCATGGCGTTGATGCGCTGTTTCTGTATGTTGATATCTTCGAGGAGCCAGCGGGTGACCTGCTCGATGAAGCCGCGGATCACCTGCGCCTTGTCCTTGGTTTCCAAATCCGAATAGGTGATGATCTTCTCTCTCCATACGGGGATCTGCTCCATCACCTTTTGCCAGAGCGATACCCGTTCCGCCGTGGTATCGGGCTCCTCTTGCGCCCAGGCCAAACAGATCCGCTCCATTTCCTCCAGCGCCGTGAGGTCCTTGGGCAGCTCCCTCTGGACGTGGTCGTGCAGGATATCCTGCACCTCGTCGCGGGCGTTCTCCCGCTGCGCCTTAATAAACCGCGACACCGTGGGCTGTGAAATCTTGATGCCTTCCCTGGTGAGCGTTTCGGCGATCTGGGCGCTGGTCTTGCCCTCTTTCAACAGCATCCGCAGGACGCGCGGCCCCAGGTTGTGCTTCTCTATCTTGGTGGTTTTAGCGGCCATGGTTATAAACGATGCAAACTAATCATCTGACGGCTTGCTATGAATGAATAGATCGAGCTGCAGTATTCTTTTGAATAAAACTATAGCACGGGTTTTTTGAATTGAATTGCCGATCAAAAAGGAGGGCTCTCATTGAGACGCACCGAGACGGATTGAGACACGGTGAGACAAAACTTTTTCATAAAAAATACTTGACAATGATTTTTTCCATATTCTCGGTCTATGGTTGCCGTATCCCCCTTGCTCATCAAAAACCTTGACAAACCCGGTTTCAAAACTGTAGGGAGTATATATAAACTACCCCGATACAGCGTAGGTCAATATGAAGAAACATGTTACCTGGGCTATGCTGCTCGCAATGAAGCTAGCGAAGTACCTGCCGCACCTGATCCATAAGCTTGAGGTGCAGAACTGATCTGAATTTTGCCTTATTTTCCGTAAAATTATATTGAGAAAATGTGAAAAATCAGTGCGTTATTTTCAGCATCTTAATCCAAAATATAGGAATAGGTGGAAAATATTCTGTTGTATAAGGGTAATATATAGAAAATTTTCCATCTATCCACAATGATATATGTTTAGGGGGACAAAAATGAAGTGTCAGTTCTTTCATGTGGAAAAGGAGGAAGTTGAGGAGGTTAGCAGGATTTGTGATCCAGGAGAATATCGTGTATTAAATCAAGATTGCATCCCCTCAATCATTCCTGAAGGGCTCAGGGGAAAATGTTGCGAAGCTGTTGTCGTTGCTTCAACATGCGATGCAGGAGTGGTAATCTGCATAAATCTTCAACGCATAGATATAAAAGACAAGAGTATTGACCAAATGCCTTTCGCACTGATTGCCGTTTCTAATATGGCGGCAAGCAGTTGCCTCCTTCATCATGCCAATTATGAGGAACGGACAACCCGTCCAGATGAATCGTTCTGGCAAATGGTTGATGCAAGTGGAATAGAACAATATGTCCAGATTCCAGAGTCCCCACCGAACAAGCAGGGTCCTCTCACCGAATTAAGAGGATCAAGCCATGAAAAAGGCTTTTTAAAGGCAAAAGCAGTAATAATAGAACATGACAATGCTATTTAATAAAAGATTTATAGGAAAATTTATGCCTACTTTTTGTCTGCTTAAAAACGCCCATGATTTAGGAGGCTTCATATGGCGTTGAAAATTTTAAGCAGGGGATTTATTAAACCGGGAGATAAGAAAAAAAAGTTTGATCAGATCACAATAAAAATATGTGGACGCCCATGCTCAATCTTGTTTTCCTCAGCGAAGCCTTTACACGAAGTTTGTAATAACCAAATGCATGAACCACAACCTATCACTGGAATTTTATCGGATATCGACTGTAGCAACATCAAAATTCCAAATGTGCCCCCCAGTCGGCCCGCCTTTCATCATACTTATGTGCCTGAAAATCTTCCCTCTCCCACGTCTTCGTCTTGGAATAGAGCATATGATAACCTTCAGGAAAGAAAACTGCTCGCGAGCATGAGAGACGATGACAAAAATGAAAGAGCCCAAGATAAATATGGAGAAGCTTTGGCTAAATTTGAAGAGAGGGTGGAAGTCGCGCGAAATAAAATAGATGATAAGAAGCGAGAAATAGCAGAAACATTTAGTGTATTTACGTTCTATATATACAAAGATAATCTTTACTATTTTAATACCGCTGATATTCATAGCGAAGAAGACCAGAAGTTAATAATAAAAAAGTATTACGTAAGAGAGCAGAAAAAGCTTGAGAAATTCCAAAAGGAACTAGAAATAATTGAACGATTAGCGTCTGAAACAGGAATATCCAGAGAGCCAATATCCGAAAGCGTCAGGATGTTTGTTTGGAGAAGGGATGGTGGGCAATGTGTCAAATGCGGCAGTAAAGAAAATTTGGAATTTGATCATATAATCCCACTTTCAAAAGGGGGAAGCAATACCGAAAGGAATATTCAAATATTGTGTGAGCATTGTAACAGGGAGAAAGCGGATAAGATATAATCATGGGGACAGTTTATGGAAGGAGTCCAAAATGCAAGAAAATGAAGACCGATGGCTAACTTGTTTGCCCTTTATGCAGAAGCGATGCCCAAAACAGGATATTGTTAATAGAGCCTTTCTTTGGCACGAAAAAAAGTCAGGTGAGGATCTTGATACAGTCACCTTACCGGAGGTTGAAAAGGCTCGGGCTTATTGCAGAAACTGTCAATATTATCAAGAATATATTCAATAGTGAGAATTTAAACACAGATTTTGAGAGATAAATAAATGCCATATAACATCTCATTCAACCGGACAGCCGGAAAAGAGCGCCCGGCTGCCGGTTAATTCGGCGTTATGTCTAATACTCAGTATTTAGGAGAAATGATTTGAGTGCAAGTCTTTCAAGATTTTACCATCCAATTACCTTTAAACCGGGTCAAATAAAAAACGCCTTCAAGCAACTGCCAATTTTTCTGGGTATTGATGAAAAGAAGTGTTCCTTAACTGCACATCTTAATCATGCTAATGGAATTAGTGAAACAAAAAATTTAGGTTGGAATGACTTGGACGCCATTTCAGAAATAAATCATAATGCCGTTTCCTGCCTTTTGTTCAGCTATTACCCTAAAAGCGATGGTTCTTCTGTAATCTATATAGAATCAAGATATCATGGCGATTTGTTTATTACCTGCGATACTCCAGATATGGATAGGACCAATAATTTGGTCTCAATTCTTCAGAAAGAACTACGATTGAAAATCAAACAAAATGGTGAGTCATCAAATGACACATCACAAGACCGGCAATACGTGGATAGATCACGCTTAGAGGAGTTGAAAGAAATTGCAGCTACGTATTTTGATCTATCGCGGCTGATCAAAATTCTGGAAGAATTAAATACGTGTTACAAAAACCAGTGTAATATTTCTATTATCACACTGACAAGGGTTTTGCTTGATCATGTTCCGCCCATTTTTTCATATAAAACATTTCTGGAAGTAGCTAATAATTATGGCGGCTCGAGATCTTTCAAAGAATCTATGCAGCATCTTGAAAATTCATCAAGAAAAATTGCAGACCAACATTTGCATACACAAATTAGGAGAAAAGAATCTCTTCCAAATACGACACAGGTTAATTTTTCAAATGATATAGATGTTCTATTGGGCGAGATTGTTAGAATACTCAAATAAAATTACATAACAACCGCTTGCACAGGAGAACAAAAGGCGGGCGGCTTTGGCAAAAATAGCTTCATCATTAAACGCACTGCGCCTACAGTCCGCATACCTTTTGTGCCCTGTGAAGCAGAGCGTTGGCCAAGGAGAGATATGAAAGAGACAGCAACGGTAAAGATATTTTTGGCGGAAGGTGATCCGGCCTCCATTAGAACAGCGGAAATATCGAATTGGACAGGTAAAGCTGTGGCAGGCCCACGGTCACAGCTAGAGCTGGTCCTGCAACGAGAGGAAGCGAAGAAGCCGGGGATCTACTTTCTGACCGGAATAAACGCCGAAACGGGGAAGCCGAGGGTCTACGTCGGTGAGGCCGAAATCGTCGGATCAAGGCTGAAGGGGCATTTCGATCGGGATTTTTGGAAGACCGTCATTTTCTTCGTCAGCAAGGACGAAAACCTCACCAAGGCCCACATCAAATACCTTGAAGGTAAACTTATCGAGATGACGAAGGCGGCAGACCGGTTTGAGTTGGAAAACACGAACGCAAGCGGATCCCACCTTCCTGAGTCCGATGCGGCAGACATGAATGTGTTCTTGGCAAAGGTTGAGCAACTACTACCAGTCCTTGGACAGGATTTTCTCAAGCCCGTCGTCAAGCTCTCCCTGCCGGTTACACCCTCTGAACTATTGACCTGCACCATCAAGATGGTAAAGGCAAGTGGTCGGCCAACAGAGAACGGCTTTCTTGTTCTAAAGGGATCAGAGGCTGTTCTTGAAGAACGGCCTTCCGTCAAGAAGTATCCATATCCTTCGACTGTCCGTTCTCAACTCCTCTCCGAAGGCACTCTCACCAAAGAAACAGATAGGCTTGTTTTCGCAAAAGACTATGAATTCTCAAGTCCCAGCGCCGCCGCCTCGGTCATCCATGGCGGCCACGCAAACGGACTCATCGCATGGAAGAACGAGAAAGGAGTTAGCCTAAAAGAACTGGAACAAAAGGAGACGGCCAACAATGACATGGACAGCGACGAGGAATAGCGCACTGAGCGCGCAATCCCTCGCCAGAGATCCTGGTCGCATTCCTCCACCGTGAAGCGGCAAAGCGGGCGAGGCAACGGAGGAAATCGCTGTTGAGGCTCTCAGCAAATATTTTGAGAATCCTCTATCGGGTGAGACGTAATGACTCGACTGAGCGCCTAACTAATAGAGGACGGATGGTCTATCTATAGTATATAGATTCAATCGATTTTAATATTGACCTTATACAATATATTGGTGTAATCCTTAATAGCATAAACTAGATATTGTAAACGGTGAAGCAGGACGTTTTGACTAATTTAATATCTCTTGAATGAAATACGGGTCGGGATGCCCTTAACCGATAATGCGATAAACATTGATAGAAATCATATCCTGAGAAAGGATGAGGAAATCTACGAAGCTCGCTGTGCCGGTGATCTCTTAAAAAAGGAGACAAACTTTCACCTTATCGACCTTTTTTCTGGCGCAGGCGGGATGTCATTGGGATTTTCGGAGCGTTTCGGTCACCTCTTCAAGCCGATTTGGGCCAACGATAATAATAAATTTTGTGTCGATACTTATAACAAAAATTTTGGTGGGCACTGTGTCTTTGGCGATATAATCGAGTTTTTAGATGATAGTGAGCTTGAAATTCCGGAAGCCGATGTGGTGATTGGAGGGCCTCCCTGTCAAGGCTTCAGTCTTTTGAACAAAAATCGAGAGAACGATCCAAGAAAAGAATTATGGAGACCTTTTTTTGAGATAGTTGATCGGGCCGGGGCTTCCGTGTTTGTTATGGAAAATGTTCCTTATCTATTAGGTACCTTTGAGCACGACGAGATTGTCGGAATGGCGAAATCTCTAGGTTTCAAGGTTTGGCAGGCCAAGCTCCTTTCCGCCGATTACGGTGTCCCTCAAACACGCATTCGCGCCTTTATCATAGGATGCAAATTTGCTGATCCTGCAATATTGTTTCCTCCCAGGAAAACTCATTACAATCCAAACGGAAACAGCGTTCAACCGAGCTCTTTTTTTAATCACGACAATAATCACATGCCGAATTGTGAAAAATGGAAAACCGTTAGAGATGCTATAGGTGACTTGCCTCTTCCCGAAGGAACTGAAATCACAAGTGCCGAGCCTCCGTTGGATCTACATTTCGGCCGCAACCCGACCGAATTGAGCCGGAAAAGATACAGAGCCGTACCGGCCGAAGGGATGAATCGGTTTGACTTACAGCGAATCGCCCCCGATCTTACGCCGGACTGCTGGATACGGAAAAAAACCGGGGGTACGGATCTATTTGGAAGGCTGTGGTGGGATAAACCGGCGTTTACGATCCGGACGGAATTCTTCAAGCCCGAAAAGGGCCGATATCTTCATCCGCAACAACATCGACCGATTACACACAGAGAAGCCGCGCGGTTCCAAACGTTCCCCGATGATTTTTCTTTTGCCGGCACAAAAATCGAGATTGCAAAACAGATCGGTAATGCAGTCCCCCCTTTGCTCGCCGCCCGCGTTGCCGATGTTGTGTACCTGCTTCTAACGATGAACGACCGGTGAAATGACCGATGTTTTCTCAAAGGAGAAGCGCAGCTGGATCATGAGTCGGGTCAAGGGGCGCGATACAAAGCCGGAGATCGTGGTTCGATCGTTCGTTCATCGCATGGGATTTCGGTTTCGGATTCATCGACGCGATCTTCCGGGCAATCCGGATATTGTTTTGCCGCGGCACGGCAAGGTGATTTTCGTGCACGGCTGCTTTTGGCACGGGCACAAGGGTTGCTCGCGATCAAAGCGCCCGAAAACGAATACGGACTTTTGGAACAAGAAACTTGATCAAACCATGAACCGCGATAAGCGATTCCAACGGACATTGCGGCGCATGGGATGGAAAGTGCTGGTAGTCTGGGAATGCGAAACCCGGAGGCCTGCAAAACTGTTGCGGAAGCTGGAAAGATTCTTAGATGACAAGCAGGGGAAGCAAGCGGAAACAGATAGAAACCGAAGCCGTTCGGAGTAGAGTCGAAGAGCTGATCAGAAATTTCGAAGCGGAACTTCGATCGGGAGAACTTCGGGTAAAAGTACTTGCTTTGGTTCCGATCTTTCACGGATTGCGCGACCTGGGCAAGTCATTGATCCCGGTCGAATATGCTGCATCGGCAAGGGAGCGAATTCTTTACTACTTCCGCAAGTATCCCCGGACCATTATTGACGGGGACGAATTACTTGTCGTTGCCGGTATTCAGGAATATGCGAGGCGGGTACGCGAGCTCAGAGTTCAATTCGGCTGGGCGATCGCGAGCGGCGTCACAATTACTGAGATGGGCGAAGCCGAGGATGCGGAAGTGCCGTCCGAATTCAAGACCATGAAACCCAGTCAGTACGTGCTGCTCACCGCCGAACAGGACCGTGAAGCGGCTTTACGGTGGAATATCGCGAACACGATCCGCAAGCAACCCGGTTCCGTGCGTGACAAAATCCTGAGCTTTCTCCGGGCGAATGTGGGGGTTGGAGTCACCGGGGAAGAACTGCGCTACGTCGCCGGGGATAAAACGGAATGGGCGCGGCGTGTGCGTGAGCTTCGCACGGAATTTGGTTGGCCGGTGGTGACAAAATCAACCGGTCGGCCTGATTTAGGCATCGGGATTTATGTCCTGCAGGCTGATCGGCGGAGTCCGGAACATGATCGACATATTCCCGATGATGTCAGAAGAGAGGTCCTGCGTCGCGATGGATATAAGTGCCGTGAATGCGGCTGGATGCATAAAGAATGGAATCCCTCGGATCCTCGGCATTTGGAATTGCATCATGTCAAGCACCACGTGAAAGGCGGTGAGAACATCAAAGATAACTTAATAACCCTTTGCACGGTTTGTCACGATAAGATCCACAGAAAAGAAAAATAGGATTAGATCAATCCCGTAAAAAGGAATTACTCGCTCGCCGTTTTATATCATGTTGCTTCGTAGGATCGGATTCAACCAGGTACGAATGACTTTTGCATTGGAGCATTTCGAGAGGGACATAGCGTCCCGAGTCTTGTGACCGGCCGGGGGGTAGAGAATCTATAAAGAGTGTTGGAGCAAACGATTGACTGCAATCATAATCGGATCAGTTATACTAATTCTTGCTATAATTGTGGTTGGTGCAATATGTTTCGGTCGTTTATTTTGGATAGCAATGGCGGCTATAGGTACTGTCTCTGCGGTTGTTTGGGCTGTTTTTCAACAAGGGATACTTATCCGGTTTAACCGTCCTATCTTGGAATTCATGCCATTTGAACAAGAGCCTCCATATTTTCGGCAAGCACCATTACTCAATAGAAAAAACGAACAAGCTGGATTTAGTTATCCGATTACTATACCCCTCATTAATAACGGCAAAACACTGGCTAACAGCTGCCAACCAGTAATACTATCTGTATGGGATAATAAGGCGGGGAAGTGGGTAAAAGACATAAATTGGCTTCCAAAAAATCTCCTGTGGGCTTTTGGAGGTGGAGGTGAAAGAAATTTAATACCTAGAAAGCCCTATCAATTTGCTCTTGGCATGTTCAGGACTACGCATCCTGATAAATTCATTCTTTCGGATGAATCTCCCACTACTGGCCAAAGATCTGCATTTGGTCCCGGAAAATATTGTTTCGAAATAAAAGTATTTGCGGAAAACGCTAAATCTAATTCTCAATATTTTTATATTGAATGGAATGGTGGATGCACAGACGATTTTGAAAAAGCAAAGGAAAAGATAAGAATTTCTGCAACAGATCATTCACCTTAAACAAATCTCAATACGGGCCGAGCGAGCAAAGCGAGAGAGGGCGAGGCGGGCGTAGTGGTGGAGTAGAGGAGAAATAGAAGAGAGAAAGACAACAACATATTAGTAAAATCCCACCATAGAAAAGGCACATACAATCTAGATGAAAGATTTTGAGTAGTGAAAATTGATAAGTTTTAGTTTAAGACACCTTGCCACGATCCAGACTTGAGAACAGACCAGAGATCTTTGAATATCATTTAGTTAACGTATTCGCCAGCGAGGAGCTCGCTCATAAATTCAGTGTTATTGATTCTTGCCCAAAATCGCAGACTACCGGCAATGAGAGACACAATCCGGATGGGGCAGACAGATCACAGGGGTTTGGGGTGGCTGATATTTTCAGGTTTCCAGTGGAAATCTCAGGTTTCAAGGCTGAAAAGAAAACTGCCCTATATAGCAGTGATCGCAGCTTTTGGCCGTGATCCGGGCTATACAATATGTTGCGGTGTCGCTAATGATTACTTCTGATATGATTGATACGTAAAAGCTGGTTGTAACTCAAGAATAGGATAATCACACTTGAATATCGATATATTTCATTAATCTTTATCGTATTCTTTAATTTGCAGAAATTGATTTTCTTATGAGCTGAATGATAATACCTAAATATCTGTGGCTACTAATATAGCAGAAATCGTAATTTTTTCATCTCAATTGGCTTCAATCATTTTATATTGTGATAATTCAAATCCAAGACCGTCAATGTCGGGGAAAAGAGTGGAATGGGAAATGCCTAGGGTCTTCAATATAGACAACATTTCTTCGCAAGAATTAATATCTATGTTAAATTTAACTAAATAATTCTCCTTTAATAAATGAGTATTAGAGAAAATCTCTTCTATACTACGGTTGTCAATTCCATGTATAGTGAAACAACTCTTTTGGACACTCATTCTTATATGGACTTCTACAGGATAAAGAGCTACCGGTTTTTCGTAGGCGTCTAAACTTTTCTCAAATGCATAATGAAAATTTTTTATTCCCGGCCCAGAAAATGAAAGCGGGTATATCAATTGACCAATTGATATTTGATTAAGGATTAATGGGTCCATCATCCATACAACAGGTTTACTGTTTTTTTTGTTAAATTTATATATTGCAAAATATAAGGCAATCAACGCTCCTTCTGTCCAATCAAGTAATCTTGTGGGGGCACCTGAATGCTGCATAAGGCACAGCCATTTATCCCATTCGCTTTTATTTGGTGTTTCATATAGCATAGGAGCTTTCATCCTAAATATCTGAACAAGTTCATTCTCATCATAATGTTCTCTGAATAATCGGGGAAGTAATGGCCTATCTATTCTTTGGCCTCTGAACCACGGCCTTCCTTTGGTTGTCCATTTATCTCGGCATTCTACAATTTGCTCTATGAATACCTCAATTGATTTTATTAAATTATTTTTCATTATATAGAACCCTCTATTAAAATATATTAAGATGATTTCCGGTCAAAGATCACAGAAAAAGAAACATCCGCATAACGACAAGCTTGAGAGATGCGAATGAAGCGAGGTGGAATGAGCATCCTTCTCAAAGCTGATGTTAAACATTGCTTCAATCCAGTTTACGGTGAATTTGCACTTAGATCATTTATAGTATGCTCAAGTGCTGCTAATGCTGAAAGTGCTGTTCCTCTATTGCAAACTATGTTTTTTCGCACAGAAACCCCAGGATGAATAAGATTTCTAAAGTCACGTGCTATCCTTATTTGAATTGCAGTTTCCTCTCTAATCAAGCTGAGGTCGGCGGCAACTTCTGTTAATGGATGGAGTGACCATTTATCAAGATCATTCCCGGGAGAACTCCCAAGAATATCATTTGAAACAAGTGTGGTTATAGATGATGATATTTTGGACGGATCGGAATCCTGCACCGTATGCAGTACATATAGCAAAATAGCTTCGATTGTTGCTCCAGCAAGTACAGTAGCGGCTTTCCATTCACCATTTTGAAATGCCTGATTTGCTGAGCTAATGTCGATTCGCAGGCTTTCTCTCAACTCTTGAACGGATATAAAGGTTAAATCAGATACCGATTTTGATACCCCTTCATCTGGGCATTCGGAAAGAGCATTTCTGATTATTGTAACGGGGTTGAGGTTTCCATGACCATGTATACAATCCAATCCATATTCGCGTCGTTTCCATGTAGGTAATGTATTTTCTATTGCAGTAACAGCCAATTGGAGGGCTGTGTAATCTTTTGGGTCAAGCTTTATCAACTCTGCTGGAATCTGATCGACAAGCTCAACTATTGCCGCCAATTCATTTTGGTATGTTCTACCAATAGAAAAACGATTCTGCTTAGTATCTTTTTGATCCTTTGCATTAGGAAAGACTTGATCTATTACTTCAACAACTTGGCTAGGAACTACTTTTGGCATGTTATTTTCCTAATGTTACCTATATGTTTTTTGCATCTCATCAGTCTTGCCATTTTATATTACTGAAAAATAATTTTGTCTGCTCAAGAATACGGTCGAGATACCCTGACTTTACGATGACTTTACCAAGTCTTCCGTCACTTCTTCGCTCAATCTCTATCTGCCCCTTCTTCATGCAATCCTTTATGCATGAATCATTTGGCATGTCGTCGCTTGCCCAACCATCTTCATGGACAATGACGTTCCGAATTTTCTGCAAGGCCTTTATCTCCTGCCAAGATTGCATTCCGGCCTGGAGGTCAACTCCGAATACCTTTTCAAGGTAGACCTTGGCTCGGTCGATACCTTTCCCTTTCATATCAATATACCTGATCTGGATAGGGTTGCCACCGTGCACTTTGCACTTCTGTCTCTGGTCAGAATATAGGACATCGCTAAAGGTGTTGAGTCCATCCTCTATATAAGAATAAAGTATAATGACAAAGGAGTTCAGACTGATTTTGGAGAATATATCCTTGACCAGGTAGTAGTCCTCGCCTGCCCAGTCCATATACCTTTCAATCTCCTCCTCGTTCTTCCCATCAGTAGCTTTGGCAAAGCTTTCCTGGATGTCCTTCTTCTCACTCTCGATTGCGGAGATAGTGAAGTATTTGAAACGCTCCATGTAGTCGAGCTTCCCGATTATGTGCGGGAGGATGATGTGTGCCGTTGAGATAAAGATTTTCCGTGATTTTTTGACTTTACCTTTTTCCTTGTTTGCCATCTTTTCGGTTCTCCACTCGGATGGTTTTTATAATCGAGATGAATACAACCACGATCCTCATTTTTTCGACTTGATTTCCTAACCTTTAGTTTTGTCAAATTTAAGACATATACCCAAATAAACCTGAACCTTCGAAGCCTCCATTGCGGTCAACAATACTTGCATTATCCTTGAATTCCGACAAATTCAACAATTCTGCTGATGTCTGGGTGCCAGTTAAAAATGATCATTTCCACTATACTAGAAAAATAGCCTTAACTTCAAGATATTGTGGTCTAGTTGGATACAGTAGGATTGCGGATCTCTTGCCACGATCCAGATTTGAGAACAGACTAGATATCTTTGGATATCATTCAGCTATAAAAGCCTAATGGGCAGCGAGGTGGGGATTAATATCTTTTTTTGGTTTCTAAAACCATGCCCATTCGCAGATTGTTTTCTTCGTTTCATGGAGAATGGATCATAAAGCTCAATTGCTTATCGTGATAACACATATTATCAACTTCCCCTCTTCCCCTTAATTTCGATCAAGGATATAGGTGAGAGTAAAAAGTTGGCAAATTTCCACAGCAGCCAAGGTGATGACGGGGGACGGGACTCCGATCCCCGGATTTCCGATTTTCGACGTTTCTAAAATCCTCTTCTTGTCTTGCCTCAAACTCAACTCCCAGCAGCCAGTTCAGCGTGGCGCTCACCCCAAGGCCCGCTTCTTCAGCCAATGATTTAAATTACCGACGTTGGTTTCCATCTTTTGGGCTACTCTCTTTTTTGTTACCCCGAGTTCCAGGAGCTCCAGGATCTCATCTTTCCGGGGATCAAGCTTGGACTTGCCAGGCCCGGAAGGTCTTCCCAGCTTGACGCCGGCTGCCTTCTTGGTGGCCAGGGCCGCTTTGGTGCGCTGCGATATCAAATCCCGCTCTATTTCGGCTGCCATGGCCAGGACCATGGCGATGATCTTGGACTGCATCGATCCGTCGAGCTGCCAGTTGCCCTTGGAGGCGTAGACCTTGATATACCGCTGGGTGGCCATACTGAGGATTTCCATGATCTCCAACATGGATCTCCCGAGCCTGGAGAGCTCGGCCACGATGAGCGCATCGCCTTCTTTGAGCTCTTCGATCACCTGGGCAAGCCTACGCTCATGCCAGGACTTTCTCCCGGAGATGGTCTCCTCGATGAAGGTGACTGAACCGAGGTCTTGTTCGTTGGCCAGCTTGAGGATCTCAAGACGCTGATTCTCGACGTCTTGCTTGTCGCTGCTCACCCGGATGTATGCTGTGACTTTTGCCATGTTTTGTCTCCCTTTCCAGTGACTGTCAAAGAAAACCTCCATTTCGGGCTGATATTACCATCATTCATATAATGATGTAAAGGATATTCTTTGACAGTCAGGGAGTAAGAAAAACGATCGTTTTTATTCATTGCATCGGATGAAAAAACGCCCATTTTCGCCTCTTTTTCACCTGGTCCAAGAATCCCTCTTGTGGGCGATCCTCTTCATACTCCTGGACCAGGTCTCATGCCTGCTTTTTCCTCTAAGTGAACCTGGAAGGGGAGGAGCCCGAGCTCGGCGCTTCAAATTCATATCGTGAGCCCGGTTCAATTCATATCCGCGGCAACCATGAAATGATGTTGAGCCATTGCGGCGGCGAGCCGCTTTGCCCTTATGGCTTCCCCTCCCCCTCTCATTTTATGAGAGATACCGCCCAGCTGTCGCCTTCTCATCTGAATTGATCTCCTCCGGTCTGCAATCGCACCCCAGAAATATACACGGCAGCCATCATTTAAGTCATTGTTGGATCTCAACTCGAACCTGAAGGTGCACGTTCTGCACGTTCTGCACGCTTTTTACCTATCTTAATCTATTTTTTTACTTTGTATTTTTATACCTATGCGCGATCAAATGAAGTACACAGAAAAAATAAAATAGAAAAAAACCGTGCAGAACGTGCAGAACGTGCACCGCTTTATTCACTTTTTGGTTGGTCAAAATTACAAAACGCAGAAGGGGCGCGGGTTTTCAGGAATTCCTATAGTTCCGTTCTCATTAGGCAAATCCATGCAAGAAGATAGTTCAAAAACGTGCACCTTTTTCATTCTCACACCCTCAAATCGGTCATTAGAAAAATGCAAGAGAGAGGGAAGCCCAGAAGCAGACGATACTGTCCTTTATTCCTCACTGAATCATTAGACTTTTAACCCTATCCCCTTGAAGCCACGTTTCCTTTGCGTCGTCTCTCCAATCCATCCCTTGGTCACTTCCGGCCAGTGCATGAGGATCTGGTCGGCGAACTTGTTCCTGCTGAGCGGCCGGTTGTGCCCGTCGCTGCACCACTCCTTATACCGATTGTAGAACTCGGTGCTTCCTACTTCCTCCTGGGGTCCCATAGTGCATTCCTCATCAACAAAGAGCAGCAAGGGGTTCAGCGCCCGCATAAACTCCCGGCCTTCCTCTTCGACCTTGGAGGGAATAGCAAAGCCGTTTCGCTTGAGCAGCCGCTCCAGGCCGAACAGGGTCCACATGAAGATCCCGTCCCGCTCTGCGCCCAGCTTCTCGCCGAGGCCGTAGTCGATCTCGCCGCCCACGAATCGGTGCTTGAACTCGAGCACGATGATGCTCCGGGTGAACCCCGGGGTCTTATCCGGGATGACCGGGGCCTCGTTCATGGCCACCACCCACTTGGCCGTGGGTGAGAAGTTGTAGGGAGAGCCGTACTTCCGCTCGGCCTTCAGGGGATCGCCCCGCACCGCAGCCTTGAACTTCTCGGTGTCCATGGGGTTTCGGGTGTTGGTCTCGGTGGCGAAGTTGAGGAGCTTCCCCTGGAGGAAATGGGTGGTGAACCGCTCCGACATGTCCTCGATGGTGAGCGTGGAGGTGTTCTCGATCCCCAAAACGGAGATGAGGGCATTGATGGCCGTACTCTTGCCGTTGGCACCCACCCCGTATAAGAACAAGGCCTTCTGGTACCGGCAGTCACCGAGCAGGCAATAGCCGAAGAACTGCTGGAGCAGATCCGCCTTGCCGAGCTCGCCGGGCTTTTTCTGGTCATCCTCGGGAAACACTTCCTCCAGGAACCGCAGCCACCGGTCATAGGTGGCGTTCATGTCGAAGTTGCAGGGAATCTGGGTCCTGCTCCGGTAGGCCGGGTCATGCGGCAGGAGCGCGGCCTCCTTGAGGTCCACCATGCCGTTTCTGCAGTTGACATACCGGTCGTCGGTCGTCCACTGGGCCTCGGTGCGCTTCACCAGGGCGGCCAGGATCTTCATGCTGTTGTCGATGTAGGTGGACTTGACTCTGTCTTTCATGGCCTGCTGGGCCGTCTGCCTGATCACCTCCTGGGGAAACTCCTTCCACACGCCTCCCTCATAGCGCCAATACACGCCCTCGGTGTAGCAGATCGGTCCGAGCTGGGCGGCCAGGTACTTCGCCATCCAGTTCTCGACGAACTGGGGTCGTTTGCCCCGCAGATCAAAGAACTCCAGGGGGTCTATTTCCCGCGGAGGGGGCAGGGGTTGTCCGTGCACCATGATATCACTCCTTGTCTCTAAAGGGTCCACCGGGCCGATATCCAGGTCGACCATCAACCGGGTACCGAGCTCCGATTTCTTTTGCTTCCACTGGGGATCGTAGTTGGCGCAGAAAGGGGCCAGCGAATCAGCGCCCGAGATCGCCCGCCGGGCTTCTTTCCAGGTCTTGCCCCGGCAGCTTTGATGAAAACACTGGTAGGTCAGAAACGGCGGGGTAGGGGAATAGCAGATAGAGGCCTCGTAGGGGCTGTGGTTGGGATCGAAGACGCACTCTTTGAGTAGATAGAGGGTCAGCGCACCCTGCTGCTTGGTCTTGTAGTCGATGCCGTAGTGGGTGAGGTACGCCCCCAGCTCAAGGGTGCCGAGGGTGTTCTCCATAGGCCGGACCTCGCCTCGTCTGGAAGCGGTCTTCGGTCCTTGCGCGGGGGCGGGGGGATAGGGGGACTCCTCCACGGGAGCCATGGCGGCCAGCTGCTTCAGCTGTTCCAGGTTCACACGGTCACCTCCACCTCCGACAACGTGGCCGCCTGCTCAGAAAAGAGGTAGCTTTTGCGATGCGGCCGATCGGGGGTTGAATCGCCCTTCCTGCCGGTGGTCCCGTAAAGTTTCCAGATCCGGGCCGGGTTGAACACGGTGAGGTCGACCAGGACGTTGGTGTTCCGGAATTTCTCCTCAATCGCCTGGAGTGCCTTTTTGATCAGCCCTTTGTGCTCATCGTCGTTGGGCAGATCCGGCAGACGGTACACGATGTGGTACCCATTGCCCGAAAAGCCCCTAATACCCCTGGAAAAACCCAGGTCTCCCTCCAGCCAGTGGGTAATGTCGCGGGCGAGGGTCTCGGCTTCTTTTATCTCCTGGTCGGTGGCGCTGATCTCCGATGGCCGCTTGGGATCCAGGTCAATGGGCAGCCACCGCAGACACTTGATATTTTGGTCGCTGGTGGTGGCTTTCGGCTGTGCCACGAGGCGGTTATTGGCCCGGGCAAGCAGGGAAGGATCACAGGGGTTGAGGGTGAAATACACCCCGGTCGCCTTGGCGACCTCCAGGGCCTGGGCGCTGCGGGCGAAGTCCTCGGCATTATTAAAGTAGCCTGAAACGGCGGCGTTTTTCCGGGCATAGTCCTGCCAGGCCCTGTTTTTGCCGGCGAGGCCGAACGCGCGGATCTCCACCACCTCGCCCGGTTCGAAGAATAGATCATACACTCGTTTCGGCATTACTGCTCATTTTGTTGCTTTTTAAAGTTCCGGAAGTCCCGTATGCGTTTCATCACAAACCCTATCCAATTGTTGGTTGATAGGTTTTTCGGTAGGTCCATCGCCGATTAAAGTGTTTGGTATTAATGAGGATTATTTTCTCTATCTCCTCGGGCGTGAGTTTTGTCGCATCTAGGATAGCCACGCGCCTGGAATTATGCAGATAGGGATAGCCGCCGTCCCTCGCCTCATAAAAATCCACATAAAACTGCACCTCTCCCGGCATTACGCAGCTCGGATCAAACCAAAGGTTGATCCGTGCCGGTACCACAGCCAGACCCGCCACTGCTGCGATATGGGTGCGGTTGACCGCAAATTGGGCAAACACACCGCTGTTCTGCGAATACGGCATGTGATGATTGAGGGATTGTCTCGAGCTTCACGGCCCGACCGAGCCGGTCGAACACAAAACCATGAGCGAGGACAAAATCGAAGAGGTGTTTGGTAATCCTCACATCCTGGAGGTTGTAGGCAAGCAGCTCCAACCACCGGCCCGCATCATACAGATACGGAGCTGCGGCGCCGTGGCCGGATTTTCGCATACCCAGAGTGCCTTCACCCAGCCCGTCCAGGCTGAACGTACCATCATGGATAGCTTTGTCGCCGAGCTTTTCCTCGGCCTCGGCCACGGTTTCAAAACCAAACGTGGCTTTGATGTACTCAAGCAGGATATCGTAGTTATCCCACCACAGAATATCCTTGCCGGTGCGGCCGTCTGTGCGGGTGCAACCGTCTGCATCCAGCTCGCGGTTGTTGCCGAGCAGCACCCGAGAGTCGAACTTGATCCCGTTAAAACTGACGGCAATTTTGCCTGTTAAAAACCGCAGCAGATCTTTCCGTTGCTTCAGGTGCAAAAAGAAATGGTAGCGATTTGTTTCATACGAATAGACCACCGCAGAGGCAAAGCCCAGGGCTTCGGGATTATCCCAAGCGCCATCAACCGTTGCGGGATCCCTAAGCACTTCTACGTCATAGACGACATATCGTTCCAGGTTCATTTATGCTCCTTTCGCGTTCCTCTTTTGCTCTAGAATCTGCGCCATGAGATCGCCGACCGCGCGATGTATCTCCATCATGACCGTATAGAGATTTGAAACCTCATTCGGTCCATTCACTGCAAGCGACCGCTCGGCGATTTCACTGACAATCTCATCAACGCTCTTCATTCTCTATCCGAGCAATAAGTGCCTTGAACTGTATCGTAAACTGGTTTCGGCCCACTATCGGGGTATTTTCTTTTGCACACCACTCGCAGTAGATCTCCCATACGTTGTCCTCATCTCTCCCGCCCAAAACCTCGATCAGATGATGGGCCATAAATCGCTTCACTTGGTTCGAGGCAGGGCCGTCAAGCAGCGTTCGCATTTCCCGGTCGATCTCGGCCGCGATAAGAGCCCCTGCTTTTGCCAGCAAATCAATCTTCTCTAGCTGTGTATAGGTCTCCGGATCGGGGATCACGCCTGCGTAGTCTCGGCGGTTCACCCCATAGACCATCCGCTTATCGAGGTCCATACTCCATGGCCAGGGATCCACAAATTGAAGCCCGCCATGTAATTTTTCTTTTTTAAAAACCTTCATGGGCGTTGCATAACAAACCGCGGCGGCCAAGAGTTCACCGTCTGGGTTATAAAGATCATCATGCGCCGCAATCCAGCCTTCCTCTTCAATCTGCCTAATCCGTTCCTTTGCAATCAGTCGCAGACCATCGGTCGACGTAAGCTCTGCATTCATTATCGTCACCTCCTTTAATCGATCTTGTTGATCGCCCTGATCACGGCCACCAGGTCCAGATCCTCGACCCTCTGACGCAAGATTTCGATCTCTTTCACCACGGCCTTATTTATTACAGGCGTGTACCCGTAGAGTTTTTTTTCAAATCCTAGCTATTTAACTCTCTGCCGTATGTTCTGCTCGAAAGCTGCTCGATCTCTTCATGGTTCATGACGGTCTCGCCGATCACTTGCCACTCGTAGCCTTCTTTTTCTATGATCTCCGCCTTTTTCTTGATTACGATCTCAAACATAGCGATCTCTTTTCTCGCTGTATTCGCCTCTTACGATGTCCATAATCACCCATGCCAGCATCACGACCAGGCAGCCGAGCAAGAGCGGCCCCAGCCAGTGCCAGTGCGCATTGATCCGCATCATGATAAATTCCATAATGATCTCAATCTCCTCGTGTCTATACATGCTTTCTCAGGATCCCCTGCTGGCCTTCATGCCTCGTCGGTCACCACCTCGACGCCGCTTTTTCCTTCCGGCTCAAAGGGCACTTCCAGTTTGCCGGCCATCCAGTCGTCGAGCACGTCCACGTGGTACATACGCTGGCTGCCGCTGCCGCCGAAAGGGACACCGGTCGCTTTTCGGTAAAACGAGCTCTTCGCCAGACCGCAGTAAGCCGCGGCTTCTTCGCTCCGCAGCCAAGGGGTGGTAATCTTGTGGCCGTCCTTGAACACGATCTCTTTCACCGGCTCAGCCTGCCGTCTTTCACGCCAAATGATATGCTACATATAATCCGTTACTCATGCCGATCAGGTATGCCACGGCTATGGCAATCCTGGGGTATCGAACGAACAGCCCTAGAAACAGAATTATGGCGCTGATGGTTTCTATGCTCTCGCCCATCTATACCTCCGGCCTTCATTCAATCCGTAAAATCTCAGCGGGCACCTTGCCGGCCAGATCCACGCCGGATTCCAGAAACACCCGTTTGAGCTCCGATTTCTTGCAGCTCTTCCAACTCTTGCGTTTCTTGCCGAGCTTTTCGTAGAGAAACGCCTGTGCCTTCTGATCAGCAAAGATGCCGTGCTGTTCGCCCAGCTCTAGGAGCTGCCCAAACGTTTTTGAATCAAGGTACACACGCACTTGCTCCTTGATCATAGCCCCCTCAAATTCCTCACTCTCAAATTCATCCTTGGTGGCCCACTGATCGTTGATTTTCGTAATAGCCACAGCTGACTCCTTTCGTTACGTGCCGGCCGTGATACACCCGCGGCCGGCAATAGGTGCACGCAAATTCACCCTGGGTTTCTTCGAAGGTAAAATCGCACGGCCTCCGCCGCTGTTTACATACCGGACAGGTTAGCATTGCCGCAGGCCACGGGTCTTCCGTCAGCCTTATGGTGTAGATCTTGCGTTTGTAATTGCAGGTCACCGAAAGCACCGACCAGCCTTCGTCAATCAAGTGCCATAACTTGGCAATGTTGTCCCTGTCGTGTCGTTCGATTCGTATGGTGATCATGGCTCGGGCCTTTCACGTTTTATTCTGAACCTGGTTTACTGTCTTTTTGCTCTTTAGGGTTTTCTTCCCATCCTTCCAGTTCCTTAATCATTTCTACTTCATGCATGATCTTGTTAAGGTCCTTTACTCCGCCGCCGGTCGGATGATCATAGCGGAGGATCCGGCGGATTATGGCTGCCTTATGGTGGGGGATTTTATTAACGATAAAAAACTCATAGGGTTGAATTTTGTACTGCTTGTAATGGCTGCCGCCGACTTGTCGGTCAAGTGCGTTCATGATCTGCCTCGTCTTTGTCTTCTCCGGCTGCCCTATTGCTTGAAGCCTGCGGGCGGGGCCTGCGCCTCGTGCCCGGCGTCGCGCCCTGCTTTCTTCGCCCTCGGGCGCGGCGCCTATTACCGAGAGCCAGCCGCAGCGCTTCTTCGCAGTCGAAAATATAATCGTTCATGTTCATAACGCCCGCCTTTCATAGAAAGATCGTGATCAAGAAACAAACCAACCCGAAGATCCCCGTGATGATGCTCACGTTCGTCAGCATCCGGGCTTCTTTGCTCATCGCCCTTGCTCCATAGAGAAAATCCCCGGCAACGGATTCCGTGCGCCGGGGATCCGGTACATAATAAAGGGCCGCCGCTCCGCTATCCGGCGGATGAATTTTTGATCGCCCGTAGGGACGTGGGAGGGATGTTGAAAGTTCCGGAACAAACCTGCAAACCGGGCTTCACGCATAATCTGCCGTGCCCGTTTGCTCCGCTGAGCCGTGTTCACGGCGGCCTCCTTTCGTTTTGGCGGTATGGCCGTAGGGCTCTTTTTTGCCCGTCCGGGGGTTATAAACTTTCCCCTCGGCGGCCGTGTTCCTGCCCTTCGGCAGGGTTGCAACCAGCTCCGCCCGTCTGAGCTTGAGCTCTTTGATCATCTCATCAATGCTGTGGATCGCCAGATCAGTCGGCGTGATCTTCCTGAGGGACATGGAAAAACTCCTCCACCGGCACCTCGTAGAGCTCGGCGATCTTCGCTTGGATCAGACGATTGCTCCGGTACCCGCCTAAGTGCAGCGTCACGTTTTGCCGGGAGATCTTGAGCTCCTCTGCGATGGCGGGTTGACTAATGCCGGTGAGCTTCGAGAAACAAAGGCGGATGTTTGTGAGCGAGTATCCCAGGTCTTTCAAGGTCTGAAGAGCCCGGGCGTTTTTGCTTGGTTTTTCCTGTGTCTTATGATACATAGAAAGGTTATTAAGAGGTATTGCCATGGCTAATACCCTCCTTTCGTAGCATTTTGCGATGGGTTGCTAGCACGTGGCGGTTAGGTAGGTCCTAGGATACGTAATACCGAATCCTTGTCAAGGAAAAAGTTCGCTATGACGAATAATAATTCAAAATACCTGAATCAGATGGCTCAAGCAGAACGATTGAATCGAATTCTCGATCACAAAAAAATACGACAGAATGCACTGGCAGAACAGGCGCAAATAGCCCAATCAAGCTTGAGTGACATGAAACAAGGGAAGGTTCCTTTGAATGATCGGCTGCTTAAAGCTATGCTTCAGAGAGAAGATCTCGGCTGGATGGCAATCGAGTGGGTTTTCTTCGGAAAGCATGAACAGGAAATATTCGGTATTGCGAAATCACCTTCTCACGGCAGCGAGGATGCCCCAGAATCGACGATCGACGACCGGCCTTTACCTGACTATACTCTTGCACAGGAAAGGGCCATTCAAGAGTTCAGGACAATCCTCTATGATCCCGAATACGCCTTGCGGCTGGTCAAGGAAATGCTCTATATCCGGGATCATGAGCTAAATCGGTTCCAGCAGATCATCGAGAAGATCCACGGCTTCTATGAACGAATCAAATATGAACAGGAAAAAAAACTCAAAAGCGGGGGATGTTGACCATCATTAAATAAAAAATACTATGTCTGTACATCTTCGCAAAGACGGCCGCTGGGCGGTGGTGCACCGGGAAGACGGCAAAGTCAGATGGGAATATTTCGGACGGGGCCTGGAGGGCGAGCGGAAGGCGCGCGAACGAAACGACGAACTCGATCTCAGGCCCTATCAAAAACGCACGCCCGGCGAATACGCCCCCACCTTCGAAGATCTTGCCAACCAATACCTGGAGGCTAAACAAGGCCTGCTTGCCACCAGCAGCAGCAATGCGCTTTACTATAAACTGAAAAGCGTTATCCTCCCCGAGCTGGGCACTGCCAATATACTTGCGCTTACGATGCGCCGCATGGATCAATATGTGGCCAGGCGCCTGCAGCAGGGTGTAAAACGCACCACCGTGCACCGGGAGCTCTCCGACATCCAGGCTATCATCAACTGGGCGGTATCCCGACGGCACATCATGCACAACCCTATCGCCGGCTACAAAAAGCCGACCAGGGACGATGAGATCATTAACCCTCCCACCCTCGATGAAATCAATCGGTTATTGCAATACTGCCCGCCGCACCTGGTCAAGGCTTTGGTTATCAGCTATTACACAGGGATCCGGCCCGGTGCCACGGAACTTTTGAAGCTTACCTGGGCTGATGTAGATTTTAAGGAGCGAACCATCCTCATTCGCTCAAGCCGGAAGGGAGGACCTGTTTTCAGGAGGGCACCGCTGCACCCGGTGTTAACGGCACAACTCAAGAAATGGCGTCGACAAGCAGCTGATTCTCAAGGTCCCATCATTACCTTTCGCGGCAGGCCCGTGAACCGGATCATCAAAAGCTTTAGAACAGCCAAAGAAAAAGCCGGCATCAGGCGCAAGCTTACTCCCTACGCCTTCCGTCACGCTTTTGCCACTGCGATCCTTTCAATGGGAGGGGGCACACGGCCGACAGCCGACATCCTCGGCCACTCCCGGCCCGATACCACCGCCCGCATCTACCAGCACAGCGACATGACCCTGCTTCGCTCCACGGTAGAGATGCTGCCGGCCATTACCATTCCTAAAAACAAGAGTAAAAAGCACAAATGAACAAACAATTTGTTAGTCAGGAGAACACCCTCTTAAACACCCACTGGATGAGGCTTTCTTTATGAATTGAGCGTTCGGGACGCTGGGGTCGCTGGTTCAAATCCAGTCGTCCCGACCACTTGCTACTCTGTTTTACCCAATAATTCAAGGCAGTTAGGTTGAAGCCTAATTCCCTCTTTTTGTTGCTGAGGTAGAAATGAGGTAGTTTTTTTATTTTCTTTCATGATGGGACTGTAAACCCTTTCTATAAATTTCTGCCCATCCTCCGACTGATAGTTCTTTATGTATGAATAATAATGATCGTAAATCATTTTAAGTGATGTATGACCCATCATTTTAGCTACCCAACCAGGACTTTCAAATCCATCCAGCATCAGGGTTGCGAATGTATGTCTTGTCTGCATCACTGCCCTGTATTTTATTCCTCTTTTTTTAAGGACTTTACTCCAAATACGCTTGTTTAATGGCCCTGATCGTATTGGTCTCCCATACCTATTCAGAAAGACATAGTCAGCAGTTATTTGACTCTCGGAGGTGAAGCAGTAGAGGGAAACGAGGGGAGAGCATCACTTCCCGAACTGTTCAACTCTATCGCGGATGCAGGCAACCAGTTTCTCGAGTTCATCTTCTTCTAGTTTGAGCAGGAACCCCAAGTCAAGATCTGCCTTCAGGAGGTCAGTGATAATCTCTAGCAATTTCTCTTTGGTCATGACCCGCCTGCATAGTCTAAACCTTTTTGCATGTCAATGAGTTTTCTTCAAAGATGGGTATCAATTGTGGGGATGGATTGATGACAACGGCAACATTGATGCATCGAGTGAGCGTGAGAGGAAAGATCGACCTAAAAAAGAATAACAAGTCCTCAGCAACATGCTCCTCAGTTAGATTTCGGTAGCTTCGCGGGAAAGAGCTATTTCTGTAATACCCTCCCATGTATCCCGAGGGGCTCTCGCTATCAACAGGTACCATGTCCGGTTCTCCTTTGCTCGGGATTACGTACCCATATGATTCCAGGATGCCCGGAACGCACTCTCGGTTGAACGATGTCCCTGAATCAAAGGCAGGGCCTGTGCTGAGCCCTGCCTTTTCGGGGTAAGGAGGTAACAGAACCTTTTTAGAGCAAAACAGATGCCAAACAAGCTCAATCTTCGATTACTCTACATTTCATATAGTTACGGTATCGCGATATCCAACATGACAAATAATTGGCATGACCTGGCTGTTGGGTTACCAAAAAATTGCCACTAGCTTTATCTGAAAAGGTGGGTTTTCTCTGCCGAGTTTATTTTAGATTAGGGAATTAAACATAAAAAAGGGATCCTTGGAGAAGGGAACAGCGCAGAAGATCACCGCTAAAAGGGCAGACAGATCACAGGTTTTAAGATGGCTGATATCTTCAAGTTTCGAGTGGAGATCTCAGGAATCATCAGGGTGATCATGTAGCTCATTTCCCCGCATCCCAATTTTTCAGCCGCACAGCCTCATCTTGACCCTGTACCCTTACCTATTCCAATCTGGTTTGCGTCGTATGCCTTATGCCCTTTTAGGATTACCCATATACCTTCCGTATCACTCCTTAGATATTCCGGTTGCCTTTCCGCAATTCTTCTGTTAGTAAAAGAACAAGTTCCTTTCATGTCTTCCCAACACAAAACACCCAGGCTGCCCGATGTCTCCCAGTGCCTGTAGACAAGACGTTATCTGCATGCAACTCCACCTAATAGTTATTTTCCCTTTGAATTACGGACTTGATCGCTTTAAAGTTTTATCCGGCTCGAGAACTCCAAGTGGTGCTGATAAGCGGTTTACCAAAAGCCCCATGATGGCAGCTAGGGCAACGGGACATCAGCTTCTTTGACCATATCATTATCGGCGACAACCGCTACTTCAGCTTCGCCTATGAAGGTCTCATTGGGGAATATAAAGCAGTCGCAGTCCGTGAGCTCTGAAACGGTTCCGAAAAGGATCACGTTGAAACTACAATCAGCCATTTGAACCTTGAGTGGGAATAAATGTGGATGTTTCGTACAATTTTTGATAGGCCCTAGTATAGAAAAGACTCCATGAATAAATCAAAGAATATACAATTCCAATTCCACTTGTAGACATGACTATGGTCCAGGACAAAAGGGATACCGTTGGGGAGGGCCATTCCGTCTCGCAGCCATATAGCAGCAAGATCATAAAGGCTGGGGCACTCCTGCCAGACACGAAGGCTCTTCTGTCCTGTTGGGACTCTGGCCTTTCAGTCAATGAAAATCTCCAGCGCGTGCGAAGCCAGAACCTGCTCGGAAAAACCTCTCGATCTAGGGCTGAGGACATACTTGCCATTTTCCGACAAAGATACCTTGCTGAAGAAGCTGTTGCCAGGGCCTTAGCCACTCTGGTGAAACGGCAATTTGATGGGAACACTGTCGATCGGATTCTCTATTTTCACTCCGCCCGCGCAGATTTGCTCCTCAAGGATTTGGTCATAGAGTATTTAGTGCCTAAGCAGGCGAAGGGGAATATGGATATTGATGTCCTTGAGGTCGAGCACACGTTGACCGAATGGGTCAAAGACGGTAAGACCTCAGGCGCTTGGGGAGACTCTACCATTCGTAGAGTTACTCAGGGTTTGCTTGCAACGCTTCGCGATTTTGGGGTTCTTCAAGGAGAAGTCAAAAAACGCATTGCCCCAACCTACTTGTCCCTTCAAGCATTCGCATACATTGCGTTTTACTTAAAGCAGCATCAGCCATCAGGAACGAAACTCCTTGACCTGGCTGAGTGGAAGTTGTTCTTCCTTCATCGAGAATGGGTTGAACGCTTGCTGTTGGAGGCCCATCAGCATGGCCTGCTTGAATACCATGTGGCAGGGAGCGTTACCCGGCTGACATTTTTAGCAACCACCCTTGAGGAGTACGTAGATGTCATCGCTCGGTGATCGAATACAGATCCTTGAAGATGACCTCAAGACTGAGCCACCTCGGATCAGCGTGTATCACGATCTGCCCTTCGCCATCTTTCGCTACGACCCTGAGGAAGAATGGACGCTTCGTCGAGAAGCACGGTTGCTGGCTACTCGGCTGGAAGATATGGACAGAAATACCGGTATCATTCACATGTCGGATCTTCTCTGGAAGGCCATTGAGGATACGGAAGGCATCGAGGCGGTTGTTGCCCTCGAAAAAGAGCGGGGCTTCCTTGCAGCCCAGGAGCAGATCACCACGTATCTGTCGGACCGAGATTGGCGGCCTCTTGCAGAGCTCCTGACGGAGCGCCTTCAAGATTTGAATCCCTCCATGCAAGTTGTTTTTCTGCTGCGCTCAGCAGTAATGGCTCCTGGGATCTATCACATCTCCAAGTTGCTTGATCAGATGCAGGGCAAGACATCACTAACCACGATCCTTTTCTATCCAGGTACTATTGAAGGGACAACCGGCTTGCGGTTTATGGCCCTTAAAGAGCGTGATGTATTGGGAAACTATCGGGTAAAAATATATGGCTAGTAGCCAAGGAGAGCACATGAAAACGATTGGCGAACTCCTTTCGAGAGATCTGAGCCGGACGATTGAAGAGATTATCCAGGTCGATCAAAGCGATGAACAGTCAGTGTATTCGGAAATCACCGAATACATTGCTACGGACAGCATTCGGGATCAGTATGCTGTTCTCCTGAACGCTATTGCAGAAGCCCCGTCAGATCCTCATGAGAGCGTGGGCGTCTGGATTTCGGGATTCTTTGGCTCCGGTAAAAGTTCGTTTGCTAAGAACCTTGGATATGCCCTGGAGAATAGAAAGGTTCTAGGACAGGACTTTGCAACGTTATTCAAACAGCAGATCGAAGGTGAGCAGGTCGCGAATCTGATAGACCTTATCAATGCACGGTACCCCACGGAAGTCATTCTCTTCGACATCGGCAAGGAGCAGGACACCCGGCGGGTTACGCAACGCATAGCGGAATTCATTTATACGTGTGTCTTGAGGGAGCTCGGCTACGCCGAGGATTTCGACCTAGCTGAACTGGAGATAGAGCTCGAAGCAGAGAACAAGTTGGAGCAGTTCATCTCCACGTGCAGGGAGATTCACGGACAGGATTGGCAGCTCGTCCGCAAGGGCGCACAACGGCTATCAAGGGCGAGTGCAGTCCTGCACTCCCTCTATCCAGAGATATATCCCTCCGCAGACTCCTGGGCGCAAACCCAGCGTACTCGTGACGCGGCAATCAGCGTGAGTACCGTTGTCCACCGTACATTCGAACTCTTTGGGCGAAGACGGCCTGGAGAGGCCCTTGTTATCGTTATCGATGAAGTCGGCCAGCATGTCGCCCGAAGCGGTGACAAGATCGAAGATCTGCGGGCCACCATAGAGGAGTTTGGTAAGGTAGGCAGGAACCTGTTGAAGGCAAGAAAGATACCGGCACCCTGTTGGATTGTCGTGACCTCTCAGGAAAAACTTGACGAGGTGGTTGCCGCCATCGATTCAAAGCGCGTCGAACTTGCCAAGCTTCAGGACCGTTTCCGCTATCGTGTCGACCTCGCGCCGTCGGACATTCGCGAGGTGGCCACACGTCGTGTCCTGGCAAAGAAAGGCGATGCGCTGCCCATCCTCCGGAAGCTCTACATCGAGAACCAGGGCGCGCTCAATGCCGCCTTGCGGCTGGAGCGCACCTCGCGCCGAACAGCGGTCAGTGAAGAAGATTTTATCCAGTTCTATCCGTATCCGCCGCATTACATTGATATCGGCATCAGCATCATGTCGGGAATTCGCCTGCAGCCTGGAGCTCCAAGGCATTTTGGCGGAAGCAACAGGACGATCATCAAACAGGCGTACGAGATGCTTGTATCCAATCGGACGAATCTCGCCGCAAGCCCGGTTGGCACCTTAGTGACATTGGATCGCGTGTACGAGTTGGTCGAGGGTAACCTTTCGAACGAGCGGCGCACCGACATCCATGAAATCAGCGAACGATTCACCTGTCTGCGTGCGGGCACGCACAGGCAGGAAGGTGAGCAGGATACGGACTGGACGCTTCGAGTTGCTAAGGCGATCTGTCTCCTCGAATTCGTGCGGGACCTGCCTCGAACCGAGGCGAACATCGCTGCTTTCCTGATAGACGAGGTCGGGGATCCGGCACCGGTTGCCCAGGTCGAGACAGCTATTAAGAAACTCTCCGATGCGCAGTTCATCCGCAACACCGAGGACGGTTGGAAGCTCCAGACTGCCCAAGAGAAGAACTGGGAAACCGAGAAGAACACCTTCGATCCCAAACCTCGCGACCGCAACGAAATTGTCCGAAATGCCCTGCGCTCGATTTTTAGCGAACCTGCCCTTCGGACCTACCGGCACAAGGACTATCGTACCTTCCGAACCGGAATCACCGTTGACGGTACGCCCGTTGGTGATGAAGGCGATATCAAGATGTCCGTGGCTATGGCCGAGGATGACAGCGGGCTATCCAACCGGATCAGCGAGATTCGGGACGAAAGTCGGCAGAAGAACCACGAAAACGATCTCTACTGGACTTTCTCCCTTTCCCCTGAGATAGACGAACTGGTGGCTCAACTCTTTGCCTCCCGGAAGATGGTTGAAAAATACGATCAGCTTCGAGCGCAGAGCAAGATTTCAAGTGAGCAGGCCACCTGCCTTCAGGATGAAAAAAACCTCGTCTTGAACTTCGAATCCCGGCTCAGGGACAAAACCACCGAGGTACTGGAACAAGGAACAGGTATGTTTCGCGGCGTGGCTAAAGACGCATCATCTCTGGGCAAAAATCTGGGCGAAATCATCAAGAAGTTCCTGGAACAGATCGTTCCCGATCTCTACCGAAAGCTGGAGATGGGTTCACGTGCGTTGCGCGGTGATGAACCCGATGTCTTCCTGAAGGCGGCCGACCTCAAGGCGCTCCCTCAAGTCTTTTATGCGGGCGAACGGGGCCTGGGGCTGGTCATCAAAGAGGGAGCGAACTATGTCCCAAATCAGAACGCGGACATCGCCAAGGAAGTGCGGGACTACCTGATCGGCCAGCATGAATACGGGAATCGTGAAGCGTGCCTCGGCAAGGCACTTGAGGGCCGATTCAACGGCACGCCCTATGGATGGGAACGCGACGTGCTCCGGCTGGTCCTCGCGGTGCTGTTCCGTGCCGGCGTCATCGAGGTGTCCTTCGGCGGTCAGAAATTCGACTCCTTCACCGAACCGCGAAGCCGGGAGCCCTTCATCAACAATACGAAGTTCAAATCGGCCATCTTTACCCCGATCAAACCAGTGGATCTGAAGACCCTCACTCAGGCGGTTCAGAGCTATGAGGGTCTCACCGGAAAGACCGTAGATGTTGAGAAAAACGCCATCGGAGCAGCCGCAAAGGAGTATGCCGACACGGAGAGCAAAGAAGTCATCCCGATCATAGCGGAAGCCAAGGCCCGGTATTTGCCGGTGCTGCCCATAGTGGAGGAATACGGGGAGGCCCTGGCGAACATCCAGAACGGCTCGGCCGATGATTGTGTGAACCTTCTGGCAGGCGGCGCAACCTCCCTAAAAGAAAGCCGCGAACGACTCCGCAAGATCGCCGAGTGTCTGAACGAAAAGGGCCTGGCCACCCTGAAAAAAGCCCGGCTGGCCGCCGATGAAATGTCCCGCGTGTTTGAAGAGCGCGGCCAAGATGAGATCGCTGCAAAGGGCAAAGAGCTTCGCGAGTTGTTGGAGTCCGAGGCCTTCTTCGATTCCATGGGCGAAATCGAAGCGAAAGCGCAGGAAATCGAAACCCGGTATCGTGAACTCTACCAAAAGACCCATCACGAGCGAGCTATGCAGTACCAGGATGCGATAGAGAAGATCAAGGGGCGACCGGAATGGGATCAGGTGCCTGAGTCCATGCAGGAACCGGTGCTCTCTGCGCTGACCTCACGGGGTTGTGCGGAGAAGGACCTGTCTGCCGTGCCGGCACAGGCAGGTTTCCCGGAAACGAGCCTTGTCTGCAATGCGTGCCGGGCCGGTGTCAGCCAGATGGAATCGGATATCGCAGCCCTTGGCGGCCTGTTTGCCAAGGTCGTCTCCGAAATCCAGCGGTTGACGACACCGCCTGAGGTCAAGATCGAACGGGTTCGTATATCTGAACACTTATCCGGATCATTTGAATCAGCGGATCAAATTAGGAGCGCTGTGGCTCGTCTGCAAGACTACCTGCTCAAGCTGCTCAACGAGGGCGTAAAGATCGTGGTGGAGTGATTCATGGATCAGTCCATACGAAACAAGCTGCGCGGCGTCGTGACCCAGTGCAGGAAGCTGTTGGAAAACTCGACGGCCCAGGCCCTCCAGGGGCGCTTCGGCATTTATACGGGGCGGAAGAAGGGCGAGGTTCAGATCGAGGACGAGGCCCGCATGGCGCATCTCACCGAAGAGGACCGTGCTTACCGTCAGGACCTCGTGGACCACCTGGAGCACATCCGGGCTATCGGCTACCAACCAGCCGAAGCGCTGGAACAGCTTATCCGTGAGATTGCCTTTACTCACCTCAACCGACTTTGTGCCTACAAGATGATGGAGTCGCGAGGACTCATCCGCGAAGCTGTCAGCCGCGGGCTCAAGTCCCAGGGTTTTTTCTTTTATCTCGCTGACCACCCGGAGGCTGAAAAGCTCCATAAGAGCGGCCGGCAGGACATGGCCTATAGAAACTTTCTCGACTGGTTGGGCGGAACCCTCTCCCAGGAGATCGGCGTCCTCTTTAACCCCAACGACCCGGCAAATCGAATCTACCCGCCGCAACGGGTCCTGGACGTGGTGTTGGCCCTGATCAACGATGACGAACTGCAAAACATCTGGTCCCAAGACGAAACCATCGGTTGGGTATACCAGTATTTCACACCGAAAGAGCTGCGCGAAAAGGCCCGCAAGGAAAGCCAGGCCCCGCGTAATTCCTATGAACTTGCCTTTCGCAACCAGTTCTTCACCCCTCGTTATGTAGTGGAGTTCCTTACCGATAACACCCTTGGCCGCATCTGGTACGAGATGCGAAAGGGCAAGACCATCATTAAGGATCGTTGCAAGTATCTGGTGCGACGGCCCACAGAGATATTTCTGAAAGAAGGTGAACAGTCTCCCGTGGAATCAAAAGAGGCGCGCGAAGACCTGTCGCAGGAGGAATTGCTCAAGCAACCTGTTTACATCCCTTACAGGCCCAAAAAGGACCCGCGTGAAGTCAAGGTACTTGATCCTGCCTGCGGCTCCGGCCACTTTTTGCTCTACTGCTTTGACCTGCTCCAGGCCATTTACGAGGAAGCATACGATGATCCGGACCTAAGCGCTGCATTGAGGAAAGAATACCCGGCGATTGAAGATCTCCAGAGTGCTGTACCGGGCCTGATCCTCAAGCACAACTTGCATGGCATTGACATCGACTTGCGGGCCACACAAATTGCAGCGTTGGCCCTGTGGCTGCGTTCTCAGCGTGCTTACCAGGAGCTGGGGTTGCAGAACAGTGCGCGCCCAAAGATTACCCGCTCCAACATCGTTTGCGCCGAACCTATGCCGGGCGAGGCGGATTTGTTAAAGGAGTTCATGGCTACCCTACAGCCTCAAGTTCTAGGTCAACTCGTAGAAATAGTTTTCCAGAAGATGAAACTCTCCGGAGAGGCCGGTTCACTGCTCAAGATCGAGGAGGAGATTAAGGATGCCATCGCCGAGGCCAGAAAACAGTGGTTAGAAGGGCCTAAGATAGAACAGGCTGTGCTCTTCCCCGAAATGGTAAAACCGAAACCCGAGCAGCAGCAATTGCGCTTCGATTTATCGGGGGTGACCGACGAACAATTTTGGGACCAAGCGGAAGACCGGATATTGGATGCGCTGAAGGAGTATGCGGAGCGGTTGGAAAACGGCCTTGTGATCAGACGCCGATTGTTCGCCGAAGACGCTGCCCGAGGTTTTTCCTTCATCGATTTCTGCCGCAAACGTTATGACGTAGTGCTGATGAATCCCCCGTTTGGCGTTCCCAGTTCTAAAGCGCATAGTTATTTGTCAAGTGCGTATAAGAATACCGGCAACGATCTTTACGCAGCATTTATTGAACGGTCTCTCGTTTTGACTCGTAAGAATGGGTTGAACGGATCAATTACGTCAAGAACCTATTTACATTTACCTTCATTCTATGAGCTAAGAAAGAATCTTGTGGGTGTCGATAGAGATGGTCGGTTGTCAATTCTTGCTGAAATGGGCATCGGTGTTCTTGATGGAGCTACCGTAAGGGCAGCCTTAAACATAATCTGCAAAAGTTTTCAACAAAAATTCTTTATTATAGCCTTTGGATTAAGAGGCTCCCAGGACTATGAAAAAGAATTAGTAACTCAACTTAATGCTTTGGCAGGATCAGGCTCTGCAGACAAAGTTTGGGTACGGGAATTAGAATTCTTTCATAAATTACCTGGCTTGGCTATATCCTATTGGGTGCCGGAACAAATAGCGAATCTATTTCTTCAGTGGAAATGCCTTGGCGAAGAGTCGATCGGGAAACGGAATCCTTCTATCGGCAATGTAAGGGTGGGATTAACAACAGGGGATGATTTCAGATTTTTAAGGCTTTGGCATGAAATAAGTCCTAATTTTGTCAGTGATCCCCCTTGGAAACGCTTTCTAAAAGGGGGTGAATTTAGGCCATTCGAAAACCCATCACAAATGCTAGTTTATTGGAAACAAAATGGTACTATCCTAAAGAATTTCAAAGGAAGTTATTTTAGAAATGAGGCGGCCTATGATAAGAAAGGCATCGTTTGCCCATACATTTCAGATAAAGGAATTGGTGCTCAACCGTGTCCGCCCGGGCATGTTTTCGGCCATGCTTCACGTTTCATTGAAACAAAAGACAAGTCTAAACATTCACTTTTGAAATTAATGATTTTTCTTAATACTGAAACATATAATTGTTTCTTATCTTGCCTTACTGCTGATCGGAAACATGAAAGTGGTATATTGGCTTCTCTGCCAATACCTTCGCTAGCTGAGGCTCCAGATCAACAACTGGTAAGCCTTGCCAAGGATGTTACGTCTCTTCCTCAAGCTCTACAAAAATCTGACGAGACTTCTCCCCTATTCTTTGCATTGTTTGAAGGAATAGATAATTCTCTAAAAAATATTGCTATTCAAAAAGCATCGAAAAATGAAAACATTCGAAGAAAAGTATATGAGATTCTTAAAGCTGCCGAAAACTTCTTATGGATGGAATCGGGTATAGAGTCTGGTGAATTGGAAAATTTTATATTGTTAGCTAGGAACTTTAGAGCTACAGAGACAGCAACAAATGATACTTATACAAACGAAGGAAAATTCTCAAGTAATAACCCTGATGACATGATTCCTAATGGAGTCAACACCAATATTGTAAAGGCCGTGATTTCCTATTTTGTAGGAAACGTGTTTGGCCGCTGGAACATTCTTTTTACCACAGGTGAACAACAGCCACCAGAACTTCCAGATCCCTTCGACCCACTCCCCCTCTGCCCCCCGGGCATGCTCCAAGGACCAGACGGCCTGCCGGCCAAGCCCGAGGATGTGCCATTTGATTACCCCATACGTATCGATTGGGACGGGATCCTGGTGGACGATCCCGGGCATGAGGATGACATCGTTCGCCGGGTCCGAGAGGTGCTGGAGGTGATCTGGAAAGACCGTGCCGAGGCCATCGAGCAGGAGGCCTGTGAAATCCTCGGCGTGCGGGATCTGCGCGACTATTTCCGAAAGCCGGGAAACGGCGGATTCTGGATGGATCATGTAAAACGCTATTCCAAGAGCCGCCGAAAGGCTCCCATCTATTGGTATCTGCGCTCTGCCAAGGGCAATTATGGTCTGTGGCTCTACTATCACCGCCTGGACAAGGACATCCTTTTCAAGGCGTTGCTCAATTACGTGGAGCCCAAGATTCGTCTGGAGGAGGATCGCCTGAAATCCTTGCGGGGCCGAAAAGAAGCAGCGGGAAGCTCGGGACGCGAGGCCAAGCAGATCGAAAAGGAGATGGACCGCCAGCATCAATTCGTCTCCGAGCTGCATGACTTTGCGGGCAAGCTCCGCAGGGCCGCGGATTTTCATCTAGATTTTGATCTCAATGACGGCGTGATTTTGAATATTGCGCCCCTGTGGGAACTGGTCCCCTGGAGTGAGCCCAAAAAATACTGGGAAGGGCTTCAGGAAGGCGCATATGACTGGTCCCATATTGCATTTCAACTCTGGCCCGAACGGGTAAAGGAACGCTGCAAGAAAGATCGCTCAATTGCCATTGCCCATGGCTTTGAATACCTTTGCGAGATTGAGCCCGTGAAAGCCAAACGGAGAGTTATTCAGGAAGAAATAGACAATACTGAGGTGCCGGCAGATGAATAGTGATGACCTGCTGCGCTTGGTGGCCTTGGGTGAGGACAGTACCCGCCAATTTAAGGAGGACATCCACAACGGGGAATCTCTGGCCTCGGAGATGGCAGCCTTTGCCAATGCTGATGGCGGGATTATTCTTATTGGCGTGGCGGACGACGGTTCGATTCCAGGCCTTTCAACGGAAGATGTGGCCCGCATCAATCAGATGATCAGCAATGCCGCCAGCCAATTGGTCCGCAGTCCTTTGGCGGTTAAGACCGAGAATGTTTCCGTTGGCGAGGAGAGGGTTGTTATCGTGTTGACCGTTCCCAAGGGGATAGACAAGCCCTATTTCGACAAAAACGGTGTCATCTGGCTCAAGTCAGGAGCGGACAAACGGCGGGTGAACTCCAAGGAGGAGCTCAGGCGCCTCTTTCAGATCACCGATCAGTTTCATGCGGATGAATTGCCGACGAAGGCAGGAATAGAAGTCTTGGACAAGTTGCGGTTTCGAGACTTTCTACGAGACTTTTACAAGCGAGAATTCCCTGATGATCCTGAGGAACTGACCCGGTTGTTGCAGAACATGAACCTTGCAGCCGACGATGGCATGCTCAATCTGGCCGGGGTACTGCTGTTCGCCGAACGTCCGGAATGGATCAAACCCCAGTTCGTAATCAAGGCCATGCGTTACCCCGGCAACGAAATTCATGGCACAGACTATATCGACACTGAAGATTTCTCCGGACCGCTCCGGAAGGTCTTCGACGATGCCCTGGCTTTTGTCATGCGAAACCTCTATAAAGTGCAGGCCGGCCGTGGCGTAAATGCCCCCGGTCTGCCCGAGATTCCGGAAAGCGTGTTTGAGGAACTATTGGTGAACGCTTTGGTGCACCGCGACTATCTGGTGAGCGCACCGGTTCGCCTGTTCATTTTCGACAACCGCATCGAAATCATCAGCCCCGGGCATCTGCCGAACAATCTGACCGTGGAAAAGATTCTGGCCGGCAATTCGAATATCCGGAACCCTATCTTGGTCTCTTATGTAGCCAAGGGCCTGCTGCCCTATCACGGCCTCGGTTCAGGCATCAAACGGGCTCTCGAAGCCTGGCCGCGGATCGATTTTGCCGACGATCGAGATGGTTGCCTGTTCACTGCCAAGATACACCGAACGCCTGTTGAGGAACTGAAGCTGGTCCCAGGTTCACCGAAAACGTCGGGAAAAACGTCGGGAAAAACGTCGGGGAGAATCTTGGCGGCGCTCAAAGAGGACAGATATTTGACCATCCCCGATTTGGCCTCAATGATTGGAGTGACTGAACGATCCATCGAGCGAAATATCCAGAAATTGCAGGAACAGAAGCGGTTGCGGCGCATTGGACCGGCCAAAGGCGGGTACTGGGAAGTGGTAGAGGAAAAGAAATGAGCATCGGGACCGTAACAGAGCATCTCATCGGCCTGATCGCCAAACAGGTAAACGATCACGGCCTGGTGGTTTGGTATGACCCGGATGGTGAATATACCGGAGCTCTGGAAGCACTTGATATTCAAGATACGACCATTCTTCGCTATGACGGAAGCTTCATCCAACTCCGATGGGAGATCGATCAAAGAAAACTCATGGACAGCGAAGAGCCTCCTCGTCTGGTGGTCTATGTGCCGGTAGCTCAGGACCAGACCCATCATGCCCTCATTGAGCTGGAGGCTGCGGGTGTTACCATGCAGCCGGGCCAGCAGCCCCCGGCACGAAATACCCGGCTGGCCGTTTTGGCCCGCAACGCCCTGAAAGATATCCTAGGCGAAGAGACGGCAAACCACGTGGAAAAGCAGGCCGAGGCTGGAAACCTTAGCTTGGCCGACCTCGATGACCTGGCTGATAAAGGCGGTGAGATCTCCAAGGGAGCGATCGCACTCATCTTCGGTACCGGCAACTCACAGGAAGTTGCCCTTTCTTTTCTTGATAGCGACCGGTTTGACGAGAGCATTATAAGAAAGGATGCGAAGGGCGAACTTGCGGAACTTTTGCGGCGCGAGTTCGAGTTCGAGTCCTCTGAGGGGGCAGGACTGGAGGAGCTTCGGCAGCCCCTGGCCCGGCATGTTCTGATGACTGATTTCATCTCTGGTCTTGGCGACTTTGTTCCACAGGAACTGGCCTCCGTTCCGGTTGCCGTAACACCTGCCACTACTGCTGCGTGCGCGGCCGTAGCCCGTTCGTGGCGTCTGCGGCGTGATCTGCGGGATAGCTATGTGGATGCCGCCCGCCGGGTGGAAGAGGAGTTCAACCTTGCAGCCTTGACGTTTGAGCCAAATGCGGCGGCCAATGTTGAAACATTCCCGGCGGGGGAAAGGGCTCTCTTGCGACATGCCGAGGACCGGCTTCTTGAGCAAACAGACGGCTATATGTTGACCCTGGCTGAATCCCGCTTATCTCGCTTCTGGTGCGATGCAGAACCAAAACTTCAGGCCCGCTGGGCGCTGGTAGCTGCGGCTGCCGAGGTGCTGCTCACGGCTGATCGGGTCGAGAACGCGGTGAAAACGGCTCCGGCATCAGTCACCGGGATAATCAAGGAGTATGCTGAGGGCGCGGAGCCTTGGTGTTTGCTGGATACCAACCACCGTCACATGGAGAGTCGATGGTACAACTTCGAACCGTACGGCTATGACCAGGAGAGTATTGAAAAACTGGTGATACGCGCTCGGCAGCGCTATATGGAGGTAGGCTCTGAGGTTGCCCGCTGTTTCCTGAGCCGAGTGAAGGAAGCCCCGCTTGACAAGCATATTATACGCCAGCGGGACGTTTTCGAACGGTTTGTAAAGCCTACCCTGGGTAACGGCAAGGTTGCCTATGTGTGGGTGGATGCGCTTCGCTTTGAGATGGGTCGTGAGTTAGTGCGTTTACTTACAGAAAGCTTCGAGATCGAGCTGCATGTTGCCATCGCTGCTGTCCCTACCGTCACTGAGATCGGTATGGCTGCCCTTCTGCCCGGAGCCCATGAGGGGGTGACGGTGGTTCCAGGGGCAACCGGCAAATTGGCCCTGGAGATCAAGGGGACAGTGATTAAGGACCGGAATGACCGAGTGATGTTTTTGAAGGAACATGCCGGCGTTGAGGTTTACGATACCAAGCTCGAGAGTCTCCTGCCCAAACCCTCGAAAAAGGTTCGGGAGGGTATCGAAAATGGTCAGTTGATCCTTGTGACTTCCCAGGAGATTGACGAACTCTGCGAAAAAGACAACATCGCGCAGGCCAGGCGGCAAATGGATGGGGTGCTGAACGACCTGAGGCGAGGTCTCCGGGTGCTTGATGATTTAGGTGTAGAACGGATTATCCTAGCAGCGGATCATGGACATCTTTTCGGTGAGGAAGTGAGTGAGGATATGAAGATAGAAGCCCCCGGCGGCGATACGTATGACCTGCATCGCCGTGTCTGGGTGGGGCATGGGGGGACGGCTGACGACGCCGCTCTTCGCATGCATCTGCGGGATCTGGATATGCAAGGCGAATTCGACCTCGCCACTCCGTGGACCTTTGGTTGTTTCAAATGTAAAGGCGGTGCACGTGCGTACTTCCATGGAGGTCTATCACCTCAAGAACTGCTCGTTCCGGTCATGGCCATCGGCCCATCGGCAAAACAAACTCCTGGGCTTCCGCTTGGAATCGCATGGACACTCACTCCCGGGAGCCAGAAACTCTCAACTCGGTTTTTCTCAGTACAGGTCGCCGGTGTGAATACAGGGCTGTTCGATTTTGATCCGCCCAAGGTCCGTATTGAGCTGCGCGCAAAAAGCAAATCAATTTCCCGGCCAGTGAGTGCATCGTACGGTTTTGAGGAATCGACAGGAGATGTTGCGCTCCGTAAAGATGAAAACGATCCCAGAAAAACAACTCCTAACACCATCACGCTTATGATCATTGATGAGCCGAACCAAAAGACGGTGACGGTGTATTTGCTTGATGCCGCAACGGGGGTTGAATTGGCCCGGCTGGAGAACATCGAAGTATCTATTGCACTGTAAGGAGAGGGGCAATGCCCGAACTTGACAGCAAATCAACAAAGGTTTTCGCCGGGAAGGTGGTGCGAAAGGACCTCGTCCGAAAGGTGAAGGTCGGGGCCAATGTGCCGGTTTTCGTCCTTGAGTATCTTCTCGGCAAGTATTGCGCTACTGATGATCCATCGGCCATCGAAGCCGGCCTGCGAGTGGTCAACTCCACGCTTACGGAGAATTTTGTAAGACCTGATGAAGCTAACAAGGCCCAATCTTTCGTGAGGGAAAAAGGAAAGCACACCCTCATTGATAAACTGAAAGTGCGGTATCTATCCAATGATGATAAATATTGGGCGGAGTTCGTAAACTTTAGTCACAAATACGTCCATATCCCGGAGCATTACATTCGACAATATGACAGACTACTCATGGGCGGCATATGGGCGCAGGTTGACATCAGACACGAGTTCGATGAAGAGGCCAAAGGCAAACGGAGCCCGTTTTGGATAGATACCCTACAACCCATTCAGCTTGGAACATTCGATTTTGAGGACTATAAGCGCTGCCGGAGCGAGTTTACCAACGATGAATGGATCGATCTCTTGGTGAGGAGCATAGGCCTGGAGCCAAGCCGTTTTGACCAAAGAGCAAAACTTTTTCTTTTGGCCAGAATGATACCCCTGTGTGAGCAGAATTACAACTTCATAGAGCTTGGGCCACGAGGTACCGGGAAATCATTTGCCTATCAGGAACTATCTCCCTATGTCATTTTGCTCACCGGTCCAACAACCGTTGCCAACCTATTTTACAACATGGCCAGTGGAAGAATGGGTTTGGTAGGGCTCTGGGATGCGGTCGGATTTGATGAAGTCGCCGATCTTCAGAAAATGCCCAAGGAGGTGGTTACCACCCTTAAAACCTATTGCGAATCAGGAACGTTTGCAAGGGGAAAAGAAGCCCTTACGGGCATGGCATCGGTCGCTTTTTTTGGAAATACCAACCAGCCTGTTGAAGTGATGGTGAAATCGTCTCATCTGTTTACACCCCTGCCGGATGTGGTGAGGGAGGATATGGCATTTCTCGACCGGATTCACTTCTACATTCCCGGCTGGGAAATCCCCAAGATGCAGATGGAGTTCTTTACCGAACATTACGGGTTTGTCGTCGATTACCTGGCGGAGGCTTTACGAGAACTGCGCCGGCATAATTTTTCTGAAATTGTTGACTCCTATTTTTCTCTTGGCTCGCACCTTAATGCCCGTGATGTCAAAGCGGTACGAAAGACGGTCTCCGGTCTCGCCAAACTGATTTACCCTCATCAGGACATCCGCAAAGAGGAGATGGCAGAGCTAGTCGATATCGCCCTTGAGGGGCGCCGCCGGGTGAAGGAACAGCTCAAGAAGATGGGCTCGTTTGAATATTATCAAACATCTTTCTCCTACATTGACAATGAGACGAGGGATGAACGGTTTGTGGGGGTGCCGGAAGAGGGGGGACGGAATCTTATATCCATAGATCCATTAGCACCGGGCTCAGTTTACACCGCCTCCGTAGATGATCAAGGAAAGGTAGGGCTCTATCGACTGGAGGTAGGTTGCTCTCCCGGAACAGGCAAGTTGAAAATTTCAGGTGGTATTGATGCCAGCATGAAAGATTCCATCCAGAGAGCCTTTGCGTATATTCAAGGACACAAAGTGGATATGGGAATAGCCCAGACTTTTGCCACCACTGACTTCTATGTGGAGGCTGTTGATCTCCTCGGGAACCACATATCATGCGACGCTGGTATTGCCTTGCTCGTGGCGATCTATTCAGCGCTCAAAAAGCACTCCTCCTTGCCGGCTCTGCTCATTCTAGGTGATCTTACCATCCAGGGAAATATCAAGGGAGTCCGCTCCCTCGCTGAACCGCTCCAAGTTGGTATGGATAATGGGGCTCGCCGTGCCCTGATACCTATCGAAAGCAAGCGCAATTTTCTCGAAGTCTCAGCCGATATCGTGGAAAGAGTGGATCCTGTATTCTACGGCGATCCATTGACGGCTGCAATGAAGGCGTTAGGCATAAATTAAGCTGCCTTTTTCCGAGGTAAATGAAATTCGAGGCTGACCTTATTGAGGCAGCAAATGAACTATGGGACGTAATTGACTATGTTGAATAACTCAAGGCATCAATACCACGAAAGACCAAGAGGGCAGGGCAATTCATGCCTTTGAGCCAAAGGAGCCAGCCCTTAATACGGGACGCTCATGCAGAGCGTGCATAAATTCCTTGAACTACTACATGGCCGGCTTTATCGGCGTCACGGATAATAAAAAAAATGGCTTGAGGCGCAGGGCCTAAGGCACA